TATCGATTGCCGCTATTGCTTCAAACAAGTTGAAGTCTTGTTTTTCAAACTTTTCATCTGTTGGAGTTTTTGCTCTAGCCAAAGTAACCTCTTGCAAACCACCCTATTGCTATCGATAAGGGTGCTATAATAAACAAATCAACTATCCAGTGCAATGCAATAGACAGTGTAACTATTTCTTTCCAATGTAGTTTGCAGACATTCTTCCAATGATCAAAAGACTTGAGCATAATCTACAACTTCACAATTTCTACTAATTTCTTTAACAAAGTAGATACATCTTGGCTTGGGACCATCATCTAAAGGCACACATAAGAACTGACCGTTACGTAGTCTTGGTGCGTACCATGTTACATCTGAATAAATGTCTACAATCTCTATTGGGAGAAAGCCTGGAGAGAATGACGATAACGGATTAAATGAAAAGACTGAAAAGCCTCTGTCATTCAAAGATGAGAGGGGAAGTGTTTCTAAGTCTCCACCTTCTTCATCACCGATCAACACTTGCCAATCAACTGGCATCTTAATCTGCTTGTCACCAACTTGCAATACAACTGCTGGAGCATTGAATGACTCTAAAAAGATAAGTGGAATGTAATAGTAATCCACGAATGTAGGATTAGAATTATCTAAAATTGCAAATCGAAGGTCATCGATTTCTTCTGGTAACGTTTCTAAATTATAGTATTGGTCTTCTAATGTTAGTATTCTCATTTTGTTATTATACTGCTCCTTGCAGAATTATTCAAGTTAATCGGTAAAATCATTTGTAGTTTAATTTTTCTACAACAAACGGATAGTTTGCTTCTCTGTAGAAATGTTTACGTTGGGTTAAATGTCTTTTTGCAAAACGACAGGAACTTGTTAAGTCCCAAATTTGAACAAAGTCTTTATCTTCTGCTTTACGAATGCCACGACCGATTGACTGTATGACACGAACAAAAGACTTACCTGGCTCAATGAGTACAAGATTAAAAATCCTAGGAATATTGATACCAGTAGAAGCCACGCCATAAGTAGCAACAATGATTTTATTATCACTAATGGCAACGTCATCATATTCTTCTTTTCTGTCATTTACTTTCATGCCTCCTGATACAAAAACTGCATCATCTAAACGTTCAACAAGGGCATGTCCTGCCGCGATACGATCAACAAGAATCAAAGTATTACCCGACTCTTGTATTGTATCGATCAGACTTGCCATCTTATCTAATCGTTTTTCATCACTGAGCAAATGCTTTAGTTCACTTTGATAGTTACTGAACTCCTGTTCGTCTTGTAACTGTACTATGTTCACGTGACACTTAGCAAGTACTCCTTTATCTTGCAATTCTTTTGCAGATAGTTTATTAATAACAGGACCTAAACTTACTTGCAAAGCAATTGATTCATACTTTGCTTTGGGTACTGTTCCTGTTAGTCCCCATCTGATGGGAACATGTGCCATTACACCTGTTAACAGTTGCTTCAATGCATCTGCTTTTGCCATATGTACTTCATCTACAATGACACAAACAACACCTTCAATGAACTCTCCTATAGTACAATCTACTTCACCTCTTTTCGTATTCTTTAACAGAATGTTTAGAGATTGCCAAGTACAAATAGTATGTTGTTTAAAATATTCTTTACGATCACCAAAGTATACACCTACATCTAAACCCATGTTGATATAATCTTCTTCGGTTTGTGATACTAAACTTTTGTTAGGTACGATCACAATACTTCGACCATATGATTCTACACTCTTACTTAGTGCCGCAGTCATAATAGTCTTTCCTGCGCCTGTAGCCACTTCTTGTATCGATTGAGGATTCTTTAAGAACTCGTTAACAACTTGAACTTGATAGTCTCTAAGTTCAATAGGTTGCCCCTCACAGACATGTCCTTTAGGCCACAGAACATCTTTAAATGAATCTTTCTGAACTTCTTCAAATTGAAATTGCGTTTGATACTCACGCATGTCTTCCAATTCAATTGAATAGTTTAGTTCTTCTAATACTGGAATGATTTCTTCCAATAAATTAATATAAGTAGAACCGGCAAGACTACAATAACTAACCTTGCCGTTCCACCTCCCCAACTTAACACTGGGCATGTATCTTGCGCCTGGAACCTCAAACTCAAACTTTTGCATTAGTGCCCTTCTAGCATCTAATTCAAGTCCGGCAATCTTTAGATTGACTTCATCTTTAATTTGTAGTGTTGCGATTCCTGGCATCGATTAAGGCCTATATTGTAGTGTTATGAAGTATTCTAATCCACCTGCTCTGTAGTTAGGTACTAATTCAAATTCATCATTTAGTATATCTCTTACAGTAAATGATAGCAAGTATTTAGGAATAACTTGCCTTTCGATTTTGTAGTCAATTGAACTTACATCATCTAGCATTTCTGTACCATCGTATGGACCAGGCGTTCTGTTAAACAATCCAGTATATCTAAATGAAATATCATAACCACCTAAGTAAGTTGTAGATGATATGATTGCTTTGTATTCGGGAATACGTGGTTGATCAGAGTTTGTGTATCCTAACTCAATACCTACTAGAGTAGTATTAAGTCTTTCAACAACAAAACTGTTTACATATCTAACACCTTCAGTGTCGTATGATCCAGTGTTAACAAACTGTGAGTCTGCAAAACTATAATCAATACCTTCACTAAATTTGTATTTGAATACTGTAAAGTTCTTGTATCCAATCTCTCCACCTACTGCTTCTTCAGGGTCTAAACTTTTATTAGGTAAAGTCCAAGCATCACCGTTCAGTTCATAAAGAGTTGGGTTACGATATGATGTACCGAAACTACCAAACCAATTATTAGATTCTGCACCTATACGATATACAAATGCATCTTCACTTAATCTAAAACCTAGATCAAACAGATCGAATGATGTTAAAGAGTAAACTGATAATTGAGTTTGGCTAAAGTCTTCATACTTTTCATTTTCAGCAGTTGCACCCAGTAATGTGTTTCCAACTTGATGTCTAGTATCTGCATAAAATCTTTCCGCATCACTCTTATATGTTTCTACACTTTCTGTTTTATAGTTAGCATTGTTAAATGAGTAACCGAATGTGTAGTTATCATTCCTTATTGATAAGGAACCTTTATCTCCTGATTGTACGCAATCATTTGACTGTGAGAAACTTGCAGTATAGCAGTTATCATAGTCATACTCGTATGATGTACCTGATAGATTTACTTTCCAGTCACCGAATTCTTTCTGTCCTTTGACCGTTAAATTGTTATAACTATCCTTTTCATCGTTGTCTGTTCTAACACTATCATTCTTTGCATCAAAGTAACTTAGATTAAAACCACTACCTGTGTGACTTACAAATGTATTACTACCATATCTGATAATAGATCCATCTTTAAGATCATCAGTAATAAAAATAGCACCACCTAAACTACCAGAACCATATAGGACTGAAGTTGGACCATTGACTATTTTTACATTTTCGTTTCCAGTAGCAAAGTCATGACCAAAATCATACCATCCGCTACCTGCATCATTAGCAGGTACACCGTTTCTGAAAATAGTCGTGTGAATCGTTTGTGTTCCTCTTTCTGTATAACCTAAAAAAGAACCATAACCACCTGAAGTTGTTGCTTCGGGTATAATTGATTCTAATACGTTAACATCAGTCGAAGGATCTGATTCTGTTTCATATATGGTTGCGCCTGTGACTACTACTTCTTCGATCTCCTGTGCTTGTACTTCATTTGCTACTATCATTAGTAACATAAATACTACCACTGCATAAAGTGGAGCAAAGTTGATGTGGAAGTTTTTGTTTTCTTCTTTCATTTTATATTTATGGGTCTCCCATTTGTTATAATTATAATTTTGCCATTTTGATTATCTCCATGACATTGTTCGGGTTCTACAATTGAATTAAATTGCATTAAAACAGGTAAACTTTTTACAGTTGTTTCTGTATAATCATCAGGTTGATCAAACAAATCCCCGCTCTTATGCATGTTTAACGAATGTTCAGAAATTGCTTCCCGGCATTCTTTAAAGACTCCAATTCTAGTAGCCTCATCTTTAGACGCATGTGATCTCCACTCTGGAGTTCCCCTCCCTAGTACGACATCACTTACACCAATTTCGACAAGCCATTCACAACAATCGTTTATCGCATCTACATCTATTTCTGTAATGTAGTTTGCGGCAAACTCCAGTTTAGGATCATCATTGATGATTGCCTTGTCTACTTTTATACCAAGTTGTGACATTCGGTATAAACATTTTGCACTGTTGTCTAAAGTTACGCCTGCAAGTAACTCATCTAATACTGAATTAGATTTGACAACAGTATATTGTCCATTAGTTAAGACCAACGTTGGATCTTTGTATTCTACTTTGGTTTGTTCTAATGTATCAATTACGTCTTTTACTTCATTGTGATACACTGTTGTAAAGTATTGAGGTAAAATATTGTATGCTAGTTTCAAAGATGATGTGCTTGGATCTGCTTCATATCTTTTGCGTTCACTATTCCATACCCAAGGTTGTGAGTTATCTATTGGACCATAATCATCAATAGGAAAAAAGGTTGTCATTTCCTTTCTGAAGTTAGATATAAATTCTTTTTTGAATGGAACTCTGATAACCATTTTATTCACACTATCGTCCCAATCAACATTTGCATTTGTATACTTAGGAAGACTTGGTACAACTACACACTTCCATGTTAAGGTTTCTAACTCATCGACTGTATATCCGTTAGTAGCAAATTGCTTTCTGTACTTGTGCAAAAGTTTATCAAACAACTCTGCTTGACCAGATGTAATCTGCTTTTTGTCTTGGGTCAATGATTGCATGTTGGATATGAATTTGTGATCATAGTGAGACAAACTAATGGAAGTGGTCAACATAAAGTAGATCACTTGTTCTTTAGATGTAAATTCAATCTTTTGCATGTTTATATTATACTTCCTTTTGTACACTTAACCTATTAAAACGGTAATAAAAAAGGGGCGACCTAAGCCGCCCCCAACTCCTGACACAGAGTTATCTGATTTTCATGCAAGTTGACTCTGCTAACACTTTCCAGTTATTAACACCAGTCACTTTGAATAAGTCAGCAATCTTAAGAGCCATTCTCATTGAGATTTCTCTAAGTTTGTGAGCATTCTCTTCCATGAAGTCAAAGATTTCTTGACCTTGACCATCGTTGAAGTCGTAGTCTTTGAACAAACCACCGTCACTGTCTCTGTCAACCTGCTTGATTCTAAGCATTTTGTCTCTAGCACTGTCGATAGTCAGATCCAAGAAGTGACACCTTGACTGAAGGGCTTCTAAGTGATCCTGCAACTTCTTAGACTTCAAGTGTTCAAACTTCAAGTTAGTAATGAAGATACATGAACCTTTGAACTCAAAAGAGTTTGGAATACCTTCTCTGTTAAGAAGACTAGAATCAGAGTTCCAGCAAATCCTTCTGCTTTTGCCTGAGTCAAGGGCTGCCTTAAGAATGTTAAGAGCAAGATCGTCCTGAAAAACAGAGTCACAGTCATCAAACACTAAAACGTTTTTAGCATCAGAATACTTGTAAAGAACTGCGTAAAGACCTAGAGCAGTCATTGCACCTTTAACAACTTCATACCTAGTTCTGCTGTTAGTCAGTTGATCAAACAATGAAGCCTTCTCCATTTGTTGTTCAACACCATAAGACTTACCTACACCTGGAGGGCCTGAAACGATCATTGCTCTAATGTCGCCTGCGATAGTAGCCTTAGCCATATCATCAAGGATGTCGAATCTAGTTTTGATTCTGTCCATAGCCTCAGTTTCTGTTTCAGTCACCTCGGGTGCTAGTTCTTCAACTGCTTGATTAGCCATAATTGGTTTCTCAGTTCCCCATGTGATATCGTTAATGTTATTAACTTTGATTTTAACATTAGCAATTTGAACTTGGGGAAACTTACCGTCATTTTTGACAGTAACGAATCCACCGCGTTTGCCTGTTGCGTAACCCTTAACCAACTCAAATTGTTGATTAACGATTGGTTGATTTCTGTACTCTCCGTACTTTACTGTGATAGTCTGTGTCATATTAACTCCGTTGTGTCAGTTTAAGTTATACAATAATTATACTACCTTTGGGTAGTAATGTCAAGCCTTTGGGCAAACTTTTTTAAGATTTTTTTGTTTGCTTTTTGACTTTTCATACTATCTATTATACGGAAAAAGGTACCAAATGTCAAGCCTTTTTACCATTATTTTACCATTATTTCGCCTAGTAAAATCAATGAGTTACGATTAATCTACTTGGATATCTTCCATACCAGCAGTTCTGAGACGTACAATATGTCCCATTTGCCACTGTTTTGCGTCTAGGCCTTTCATTATGCCCAGATACTTATTTCTAAGCAGGGCTACTTCGTTGATAAGATACTCAAAGTCTATCACTTCATCTTCTCCATCTACATACTTTTCAGCATCACGTGAAGTTAAGGCTCGTTGATATTTCTCTAAGTATTTTTGAAAATGTGTTCTGCGAATCTTACGTAGTTTGATATTAAGAAGGTTGAGCACCGCTTCAATCTCTTGTAGTTGATTGAAACGATGTTCTGTTATGCCTGGCAGTGCTGATATATGTTTCTCAACATAACCACTGACAATGCAATCCTTTTTACTAGACAGCAGTTCTGATTCGTAATGAGCAATGAAGTCAGGTATTACTGACAAGTCATGGCTAATACGTGTATACCAATTCAAGTAATACCCCTAATCCCACTCATCATCAACTTCATCATAGTCATCATCGTCTTCTTCCCAAACTTCATCTTCGTCTTCTGAAAAGTAAGATAATGCTTCCTTGATCTTTTTATCGTCTTTGAAGGCTTTCTTTATTTCTTGTGCAGTCATGCCTTCATCGATTAAATGATTGACGAGTACGTCAGCCGCTTCGTGTATATCACCATCTTCAATCGAAGGTTTGATGATTTCCCAGATTCTGGCTAAATCATTCAAATTCATATGCTATTCCTCTACAGTTTCTAATACGTCTTCTTCGTTATTTACATTATCCAACGCAGTTTTAACTTCAGAGTATTCTGACATAAGCATATCCAAACACCCGTCTTCATTTGCTTCCCAAGGCTTTCTAAACTTGAGAACTTCTTCACCAGATTGAGTGATATACTTTAAACGATTGCCTTGCTTAGTTAGTAAGCCTGATTTCTCAAACAAATCAACTAAACCAGAATAGGGATTCATACCTGTTTCATAAGGAATCTTCACTTGCACACCCTCGAAAGGTTTTGCATAACGAGTCTTCATTACTTTACAACCTGCACGAATACCTCTGACATCAGAGATTTTATTTCCTGCGGCGTCTTCTTTTAGTTTCATTTTCTTCATAGCAACTACGATACTTGATGCATAGATAAAGCCTTGACCACCAGAGATTTTATCGTCTGGGTCAAACATATCTTGTGATGCATATGTATGATTAGTTGCAACGAGTCCAACGTTATAACTACCGAACATGTTAACTGAGTTCCTAACTAAAGCAGTCAATGCCTTAGGCTTACGACCCATGTCACCTTTCATATCACCTTTGTCAAATTGATCAACATCAGTTGGGGTCAGTAACATACCCAATGAGTCAATTACAAATAACACTTTAGGACGTTCTTCGTCTGCCATGTCTTTATAATCTTTCATAAAGGTTGAGATAGTTTTTGCTACATCGTCAATCATACTCATGCTCAACTTCAAAAGTTTTTCTTCTGAAGTATCGACACCCAATGCATGTAGCCAAGTTTCATCAAGTGCATTCTCTGAGTCAATTAAGACTACAAAGATGCCCTGATCCTGTGCTGACTTTACAATGTTGCCTGCGGCGAAATATGATTTACCTGCGCCTGATTCTCCTGCAAATACAGTAACCTTACCTAAAGGAACACCTCTGTGAAAATCACCTGAGATAAGATAGTTGAGTGCATAAGAACCCGTTGAGATCCAGTCTGTTGGATCATTGAATCCTATTGACAAGCCGTCAATGGATTTGGTTATGTCTTTCCTAAATTTGGAAACGTCAAATGGTTTTGCCACAATTACTCCTATTGATTAGATTGTTTGTTGTTAATTCTACTAGAGTTAGAAGGCTTTTGCAAGATTTCTGGGCAGGCTTCTGCCATATCATCTAAATCGAAATCAGCAGGGTAATGTCTTAGTGCGGCTCTTGCCCTATCTCTGATAAGACTTGGTACACGCGGAGTTTTACCCGGATCGCATAATTCTTCTAATAATTTCTTCCCTTGTTTAAGGGCTCTAAATCTTTCGTCTGGTAGTGTCATTTTAATTTTCTCCTACAAAATATGGGGGAGTTGCCTCCCCCAGACTAACAATTAAGAATTGTTTTGTCTTGCACGGATCATTGCTAGAATGTCTTGTGCTTTATCACTTGATGGTTCAGAACTTTCTGCTGGGGCCGCTGAAGGAGTTTCTACTGCTGGTGCAGTTTCTACTACTGGTTCTGCGACTGGGGCAGGTGTCTCAACTGCGGGTGCTGGTGCACTTGAAGTTGATTCATCTACTTTAGCAGTCTCGGGTGCATCGATACCGAAAGGACGATAGTATGCTCCAAACTTGTCAGTGTCATATGGACGACCATCTACTGATGCCTCGAACATTTCTTTAATGACTCTGAGTTCTGCTTCTGAAGGCTTCTTAGGTAAGAAGTCTGCTAGATTAAATAGACCGTGTGCTTCGATAGCCGCTTGTTCTACATCTGTTAGTGCAGATTCTTTCCTAGACCATGACGATGTTGAATAATCAGCATACTGACCTTTTGTAGTCTTTCTGATATTAAAATCAAGACCACGCATCATATCAGTTGGCAATTCTTCAATCTCAGGATCCATCAATGAACTTTTGATAGTTTGAAAGATTTGAGGTGAAATAACAAATCTACGAATAGGATTCGCAGGGGTGCTGTCTTCCCCAATTGGATTTTGACGAACAAAACCTTGAAAGATATATGATCTTTTCTTCCAGTATTTGTTTGCCATTTCTTTAAGAGTTTCGTCTTTGTACCAAGGACGAACTTCTGCTAATACAGGACAATTTTCACCGAACATTTCTACGCACGGTACTTGTACTGTTACTTGTCTCACATTAGGATCACCTTTCACGCCATTAAACGGTAGTTTAATAACTTGTCTCTCAATCCAAAAGAACGAATTGTTAGTATCCGCATCGGGTAAGAAACGTAGTGAGCAAGATGCTCCTTCGTCCATTTTCCAATGTGGATAGATCGCTCCATCAGATGTTGGATACTTAGATCCAGATGATTTATTTTCTTGTGCCGCGAGACGGGCACGGATGTCTGCTAGACTGGCCATAATGTTTTCTCCTTTAATGTATGCCTAAGTTTAGTTTTATATGTGTTGTCGCAAGACCGAAGTCTCACTAGTTTAGTTTTGTTAAAAACATGACACATGAATCTATTATACACTAATATCTTCCTATGTCAATAAGTATTTATGCCTGATTTACCCATTTATAAAAAACTTATAAAAAGTGCGATCTCCAAGTTTAGGGACCTGAGTAACAACAATCTCTGTATCATGTGCTATATATGAAATTTCTGACCCAGAATCATAAATACTAGTGCGAACTAACTTACGATTAAGGGAATCACATACCATGCATATGAGACAATTGAAAATCGCACTAATTTTATTTAGTGTCGGGGTTGCCAGCCCAAATATTTTTGCACAGGCTACTGGAACTTGTACAGCCGGTACTGAGAATTGTACGGCATCAACTACAACCAGTACATCAACCAATACCAATACAAACACTAATACGAATACTAATACTTCAACCAGTACTAGTAACAATACCAACACCAACACCAACACTAATACCAACACTAATACCAACACCAATACCAATACTAACACCAATAATAACACTAATAACAATACCAATACTAATACTTCAACCAGTACATCAACAAATACCAATAACAATACCAATAATAATACGAATACTAATACGAATACTAATACTTCAACCAGTACTAGTAACAATACCAACACCAATAACAATACTAATACCAACAATACCACAAGTAACAACACCAATACCAATACGAATGTAAACACCAATACTAATAATACTACAAGTAACAATACCAATACTAATACCAATAACAACACCAATAATACAACGGTGAATAGTACTTCCAATAATACGAATACTAACAATAACAATTCTAACATTAACCAGAACGTAAATAGCAACAGCAATTCTACGTCAACCAATACGAATAATAACAATAATAATACGACCTCAAATAATACTAATACCAATAACAATAACAACACTTCGACTAGTACAAGTGAGTCCAATGTTACGACTAACAACAAGTCTGAAAACAATAACACCAACACGAACAATAACACCAACATAAACAAAACTGATCAGACTATCAAACAAGAGATCACTACAAAGGCGCCACCTGCTAGTGCAATTGCACCAAGCATAGGGTCAAGTTATTCACAAGATTTATGTACAACTGGTGTGTCTGGTGCGTTTCAGGGGCAAGTATTTGGTATATCAGGTGGTAAGTCTGTTAGAGATATGAACTGTGAAAGGATCAAACTATCTAAAACAATATATGATATGGGTATGAAAGTAGCCGCAGTATCATTAATGTGTCAGGATCCTAGAGTGTTTAGAGCAATGGAGATGGCAGGTACACCTTGTCCATATATGGGTGCTATTGGTCCAGCCGCTTCTGAGCAGTGGGAAGAAAATGAAGGAAGAAGACCTGACTCAAGTGCAACTACTAAAGACAAGTTTTTAGGTTTATTTACGAACAATGATGAAATAGAAGAAGATAATATTTCTAATGTGACTGCTGATCAAGCCGCTTTCATCGAAAAATGTACTAGACCTGACTTTAAAGGAAGACGTAAATCTAGTAGGACTTGTGAGAGAGAATGGTTCGAATTAAACTCTTAATATTATTACTATTAACATTACCTAACTTTGCAGTAGCCGGTAACGGCACTGCATGGACAACAGGGACAGGCCAATACCAATACTCCCTAGAAACGAATGCCGATGGTACCGATACGGTTTACGAAATTAATAATACGTTTGGAGATTTATACAATCTTTATGACAGACAAGCCGCAGGAGAAACAGGTATTAAGGGTTGTTGGAATTTCAATAATATCAACAGCAGTGGATATTTTCAGGATGACGGTGGATGTCCTGCCAAAGTAGAATTTGGTTTTTCATGGGAGTGGCACAACGACTCATTTACTGGTGGTTACATGAGTACTAATGGTTGTTTTATGTTAACTAAAGCAGATGAAGGGCCTAGATATTGTTCAGACTGGACACCAGATCAATTAAACACAACTTCTGGAGGACAATGGGGATGGTACGATGTTCTTTTTCCTTTCTATACTGACATGATCGGTATGAATAATGATAGTGCATTATTATACAAAACATTTGATGACTACGTTATATTAGGATGGTACAATTTAATGGAATATAACAGGGCTTCTAATAATAGTTTTGAAGTTTACATATACGATTATAATGACTCTTTAGCAAAATGCGGAGAAGACCGTTGTACTGATGCTGAAAGAGCAGAAGTTAATATGCCTGACAATTATACATTTGCTTATGGTGAATTAGATATTGTACAACATGATGTTTTAATTGGAGAGAAAAAAGATAATTCAAATTATACTCAATATGTATTTTATGATGACGAGACAAATGGGAATGCAACCTGGGACGAGTTTGACGGCGGATACTTAGAGGGCGGCGGAGCCATATATTACCATGAAGGCAATAATGGACAATCTTTACTTGACCCTTGTACAAATGATCCATTATCCAGTACTGAGTGTTCTGGCTATGAACAAGCATACTTAGATCAACAATGTAATTTAGATGCTCAATATGATTCTCAATGTCCTGGATACATAGAGCCTGAGCCGGAAGTAGATCAATGTGATATTAATCCTTTAAGTGATCCTTCATGTCCTAACTATCAAACTGCATTAGCAGAATCATCTGGTTCAGAGTATGATTCTTCGACAGGAAGTTTTTCATCAAATGGATCTACCGGGTACGATGACGAATATAGTGAATTTACTAATGATGGATCTACTGGATATAGTGATGACGGCTCTGACCTGGGTTTTGTAAGTAATGACGGATCAGACGACGGAGCAATGACCGGTAACGAAACTTTTGAATCTGATTTCAGTGGTGCCGATGATGGCTCATATACTGAACAAGATATGACAGAAAACATGTTTACAACAACAGGGGTTGAATCAATTGCAGTATCAGGAGAAGAGTCGTTAATAGATTCAGGAGTTGAAATATTTCAGGTTGATAATACTAATATAGATGTAATAAACTCTGTCTCTAATGTTGATCCAATTGTAGAAATGAACATGCCTGTTGAAGAATTTCAACAGCAACAAACAGAACAAGAAATCGCATTAATAGAAACATATGAAGTTGAAACATATGAAGTTGAAACAACAGTATACCAACAAGAAGAAAATACAGTTGATTATGAACTTTATGTAGCAGGTGCACCCGAAGAAGAAGTTTGGGTAGCAAGTGAAGAAGTTTCTGAAGAACCTATATTTGTAGAGTCGGAAGAAGTGTTTAACGTTTTAGCAGAAGAAGACGAGGCATTAGCAGAATTAATCAGTGAAGACGTATTAGAAGAATTAGTAGCAGAAGACTCTATTGAAGAACTTACTGAAGTAATAGAAGAAGCCGAAGAAGTCATCGTTGCTGAAGAACAAGAAGAAATTAAAGAAGAAATTAAAGAAGAAATTGCTAAAGTTGAAAAAGAAGCCTCACAGGCTAAAAGCAGTTCTTCAACATCATCTAAGAAACCAGCATCTCAATCTGTTGCTATTGCACAGGTTCTTACTGAGGTTTCTGATGATACCCAAACTGCTAACGTTATTGAAAATGTAATATCTGATGGTAGTGCTGAATCAGTTCAAGTTGATTCAGGATCACAAAGTATTGCAATGCAACAAAACGATGGTAGTTTTAACAGCACTGGTTCCTCAGGTAGTGAGTCAACCGGTGTTGCAGATGATTCTAGCCAACAACAATTTGAACAGATTACTGGTCAAGTTGATACATCAATCGATGCGGCTAATACATCTGTAGATGTCGTACAAACTTCTGCGTTCCAAGTTGCTGAACAGCAACAAGAACAATTACAAGAAGAACCATTATTTATAGACTCATTTGACGACGGTAGTGGTGTTACTCAAGCCGATGCTGATTTTGGAGACAATTTAACTGAAGCATTATCAACGGGTACAGGATTGACTGAGTTTTTAAGTCAACAAACACCAAACTTTCAACGGTTTGAAGTACAGAATTCTGTCCAAGAACAACGTACTACCCAAGCAGTTGAAAGTCTAGCAGACAAAGTAGGTTCGCAAGTTGCCGCACAAAACTTACAAGAGCAATTACAAAGTATTCAGGAAGGCGGACCAACTGAAGATGGCGGATACGCAGACCAAACTGTTGCTGTTGCTTATATAGGTTATACAGCAGGCTTTAGTGCATATACAGGTGTACAAGTTTATGCTAATAATGAAAATCAATGGTACGACAGCAAACAAATGCCTGACGGTAAGATAGATGATAACAAGATGGGATTCTATCGTATGGCCGGGCAAACACAAGACAAGTTGTATAAGATGGTTCTTATGCAATATGGAATAAACCCAGATGAAGACACAGGAGAAAAATAATGAGTGACAAAGAAAACATCGAAATCGAGGGCGGCGACGGAGTCGTTCAAAATTTAGATTTAGACAAATATACTGATCTACTTCTAAAACTAGACGAGGCTAATGACAAAATCAGAGAGATGGAAGCATTAACTCAGGACTTAAGAAAAGTTTCCCATGAAGTGAAACCAAAAGAAAAATTCAAATTTAGTCATCTATTTATGGACGACAACAAAATCAATGAGAAATCAATCATTGGATTTGCATCGTTCTTTATGATGGTTGCGTTTGGTATCGTAGACTTAGTGACAGGATTAGACGGCACTGATTTAGTTATATCAGACTTTATCTATACGTCTTTTGTTGTTGTCACATTAGGATCATTTGGTATTGCTGAAGCAGGAAAAGCATTTAGCAGTAAACAATAGGAGTATAATATGGCAAGTGTAGAGTATGAAGGCATAAAGATGAGTGGTAGCAAACTGCTATTCATTTTACCCTTATTAGGTACATTAATTGGTGGTTTATGGGGAGGCTTTGAACTCTACAATAGACTACTTGAAGCAGAAGAAAAACTAGAAGCATTACAACCAGAAACAATCGAACAAGAAATTATTAGATTGACTGAACTTACAGAAGTTATCAAAGATAATCTGCAAGGAGAAATCACAGAAGCCGCTCGTTTAGCACGTAGAGTTGAAAGTGAAACTGCCAAAACTCAACGTGAAGTACGTGATGATGTCTATGAGATGGAACGTGAGATGCAAGAACGTTTCAAAGAGCAAGACAAAGAAATGCGTGAGATGAGGAAAGACTTAGAAGAAAGAATTCAAACGATCTTAGAAAATCCTTTGAATGATGTAGAATAATTAATTAAGTTTTTTATTCTCTGCTGGCCAACTATAAATGTAAGAGCCTGCAAAGTCTTTTACTAAGCAGAAGATTTGATCTTTATACTCATAAACACGAATATCTGCTTCATATCCGGGGAGGATTCTATCGAATTTCATTTCATAGTCTCCTCTTCGTTGCCCATAAGTATCAACCATACCAGCAACAGCATTTAGTTCTCGTTGCTCGTTTGGTCCTTGATCTCCTAGATTAGCAAGTACATTGATTTCATTAATCGGAGTTGCTGTTAAAGATGAAAAAACTTTTTGACCCATCATACGAATAGCATCGACTAAGTATCCTGGTAAGTTTTCTACAGAATGAAATCTTGCAGTTACATCACCGTGAGTTCTTAAATCTCGTCTAATTTCTTGTGGTAATGTATTTGGTTCAGAAATACCTTCATCTGCCCCTTCTTCCTCTTCTTCGTCATCAACAGGAACAAGATCAGTCATTTCATCATCGGTGTATTGATAGATTAAGTCTTTGTTTTGAGCAAGTTGAGCCATGCGATCATCCATGCCTTGTATCTGACTTCTATCTACAGTAGATAAAGCATCTTCAGTGTCATCTTTTGATACGACATCTCTGGATTTGATATCCATTGGAGGAATATTTCTTTTTTTCTCTAGGTCGTTTTCTTCTGTAAAGAACTCTTTAAATCTCACAACAAATCCTTATTTTGAATGAGGGGGTAGTTTTGCTTCTACAAACCACTCATGTTTTCTTTTAACCGGATTGTACTTCTTAAGTTTTAACTTAGTATTGCTTACGGTTAAATTTTTTGTTTTGATAGCAGTGTAATGATATGTATGATGATCTCTAGTTTCACCTTCGGGTATCAGATAAATCTTTGACTGTTTCTTTTTCTTGTCCGCCATTGAATTTACCCTCTACTGCTTGTTGACTTACTACAAAGGTAAAACCACCACAGATCATCGGTAGCATCATCAGTATTCCTATGAAAATTGCTTCCACTTATCATTATTTCTGGTATTTACTATATCCACTTAAACGTAAGATATCTTCTAACATATTGTCAGGTGCATGATCATGTGATTTGTCGTTTGCAACTTCTTCTGCATGTTCTCTATCTGCTTTAACATCCTTAACATCTACGTTAAGATAGTCTGCTAAATCTTCATCAGACATTTGATGAATAGACATTTCATCATCTGCATGTTTACTTTCGGCTCCAACTAAGTCACCTACTTTTGCAGGGCCACCTACAGGTCCTAATTGTCCTGCACGTTTTTGATTAGCATCTAAGCCTTCTTTTAAATCACCTTTCCAAGCACCCATATTTGATAATTGCCATGCAATATGATCTCTAACAGCAGTATCTAGGTGATCACCATGATTGAATGACTGCCACCAATGTGTTGTGCCGTTTTTCTGATGGTCTGCTAATACTGATTTGAAGAAAATTAATATATCTTCCATGTCTTGTATATTTGTATCGGTTCCATTAACGTCCCATAGCATATCCCATTTCTCATTGTCATCTGCTTGTTGATACCTTTCGTCTTTTTCTATTTCTGCTCTTTGTTTTTTAGCAAGTTTTAAATCATCAATAATTTCTTGTATTTTATTTTTTATTTTACTTTCTAAGGGTTGCCCTATTTCTTCTTCTTTGATAGGATGACCTGGGTTGTAACCTTTCATTGGTATATCTCCGTATTCTTCTTTATAATCACTATACATTTGAGTAATTGTAGGGCCTTCTGCAGGATAATTATGTGCGACCATGATATCAAAGTAATCATCAAATTTAAGTGGGCCACCATATTCGTTAAATACATCTCCATTTAATATTGTGTATTTGATTTCTTTACCTGTCATTGGACTTTTAATTTTTTCAATTGGTAAGTTTGCTTCTTCTAAATTATCAGGCTCGTTTTGTGTTTTATAGATTGCTCTTTTAACTCCTGGATGCTCAGATAGTCCTGCTTTAATGCCTTCAATTGCTTTGATTGCTCCAGTTTGATTGCCACCTTTATATCTAGGATCATTTAAAATGCCATATGCCATTTTAATTTCTTTATCTGAAAAATCTTTTTCATCAATAACTGACTCTTCACCTAACAGTCCTGCTAAAGCAGTACCGATAGTTACTTTATCTGCTGGTCTTGTATACGGATCGGGTTTCTTGTTTAATATTCTATCTGCTTCAATTCTTGAGGCATCCTTTGCATTTTTTGCTGAACTGGCTTTAGTAAAATCATATTGATTTTTGTACTTTTCATATTCTCTGATTTGCGATGATATTTCTTTACGTTTTACCGGATCACTTTCTTTTGGTATTTGTAATTTAAGATCCCTAATTCTTTGTTTGATTACTTCTTCATATGCTTTTGCATTTGAAGAGGCTTGTTGTATTTTCTGTACGTCTAAATTAACTAAAGTTCTGAAATCAGTATTCTCAGATAAATCTAATTCAGGTTGCACAGGTTTTTCTAGTTTATTTTTTAAGTCTTTTTCACTAAATGCGGCTATAATATCATTATATCTATGTGCTACAGCAGGATGTTTTTCACCAAATTCTTTTTCACTCATTTCTAAAGCATCTACGACTAATTGATTATGCTTACCTTCGTTTAAATGATCATCGTCTGGATCAAACGGATGAGGTTTGATTCTTTTGCCTGTTTTAGGGTCATGGTTTTTACCAGATTCTTCATCTCTTAAATCATCATCTTCAGTACCCATTCCACCTGGCTTTTCACTTTCTTCTTTTAATTTTGCATTACAGTTGCAATGTGGACAGTCTGGTGAACATGTGCAGTCCTCTGCTTTTACGTCTGCACCACAGCACTTATCTGAACAATGTGTGTCTCTTTTTCCTTCGTCTATCTGTTCCATTTCAGTAATAGACTTTGCCCATTGATCTAACTCGTTAACTTCTTCGATTTCATTAATGATGTTACTATTAAGTTTGTTTAAGATTGGCAATACTGATTCAATTCTAGGATCGATGCTTTCATGCGAAAACATTTCTGCAATGCTTGAATGATCAGCATCATCTTCCATAAGAGGAGGAGTCCATGACTCAAAATAGTGATTGTATCCTCTATGACTTTGCATCTTTTGCAGTGTTTCTTTTAATGATCTGTGATGTTTGACACCTTCTGCTATGAGTTGTGCTACAGATTCATTGAATTCTCCTCTACGAGTAGCACGTACAAAGCCTGCCATTTTAGTATATTCTTCTACTAATGCAGTGATGTGTTTACCTCTGTCGTCATATGGAGTTCCACCTTCTGCTACATGTCTACCATATACACGTGCAATACCTGGCATTCTAGTTGGGACTGCAAAACGTTCACCTTCAGTATTTTCAACAAAAATCTTGTGTACGTTTCTCCAACGTTGCTCTCCTTCACCAATCTGTCTATCATGCTGAATTACAACTTTTACGTTAGGTATGTTATCGTTATATGATGTTCTTTTATTAACAGCATGATAACCTTCATTCATTTTTTCTTTCATTTTATAGTAATCCCTTTGACGCATATCGTCACCTAAACGATCACTGTCATGTAATCCAAAGTTTAGTTGTTTTGATAATGCCCATTGCTTTAAATGTTTTAACAATCCAGACCATGAATCATCATACTCAACACCATTAGTTTGTCCTGGAGGACTACCTGCTTGATTATCGTCATAATAGATATTTAACGATGATGTTTTATCAATGGTCGCCCATGCTTTACCATAATTTTCACCGTCTTTAATAAATTGAAACTCAAAAACATCTGCTGTTTCTGGATTTGTTCTTTCATTTTTTGAGTCTTTGGGTGCTGGTTTGTATCCACGAGTCTTAAAGATATCGTAGAGTCTTTTATTGAAGGATTCCTGATCAATTGCCATACTATTATTTATCTCTTTTAGTTAATCACAGCAAAGAACGGCAAGGGTGCAACCATCTCATCGTGGTCTCGCATATGTTCAGTTAAGTCACTGTGAAAGTCTGTAATGTCTTGTAATATGCGTACTACAAGCAATGTAGCCATCACTAAGTCATCGTTATCCCCAATCTTTGCTTGATAACTACCACCAGATGCAACAAAAGTTTTTAACTCACTAATTAATGCTTTGCTTTTTACATTCATTTTTTTACTTTCCATCAATGTTTTGAATTTAGCACATGCGGCAAGTTTAACTTTGTGTGTTGTATTGTATCCTCTACGTTTTTTACCTTTCTCACTTAAGAATATACCTTGAATATTTGATTCTCCGTATTCTGATAGTGAGATCAATGCGGCTTCTCCTATCGAATTGTTTTCAAGTGAATAATATATGTTGTTTGGTTCACCTGTTTCTTCTGCTATGTATTGTGTAATCTGCCCCAACAATTTAATCTGCTGAGGAATATCTGTTTTATTATCTTTCCATTCGCCGATTTGTGTTGTTGTGTTTGCTTCAAAGATTTGTATTGCGGCTGGATCTCCACCTGTACCCAATGACGGATCTAACCCTACACAATAGACCATGCCTTTCTTGGGTTTTTGAAACCATCTGACTTGACCCATTCTATTTGTAGGTTCTACTGATTCTAACATGATTAATGTATTAGGATTGATTAATGTTTCATCTGCTATTAAGAATTCACAACCGATTTCACGTGCAAATCTGTCGTCTCCTAATTGTGCTTTTATTTCTTCTGCCCACTTATTATCACGTCCGGGTTGTTCATGCCAGTATGATCTAAAAGGTTTGAATCCATTAACACCTAGTTCTGTTTCTTCTCCGTTAGCATCTATATTTTTATTTGCTTGTTTCCAAATCAATGCAAACTGATCTTCATCAGAGTTCGGAGTAGATGTGATGATTGCTTTACCACCTGTTGCTAGTGTTGGTGTAATAGAAGTCCAAAACTGTTCGGCAATTGTAGGTCTTACGAATGCAAACTCATCCAGATACAAGAGTGTGATCGACATACCACGACCCGTATTCTCTGTAGTCGTTGCTGACACAATACGAGAGCCATTCTCAAAGTCTAACGATCCTTTGTTGTATGTAACAACACCTGCTTTGATATGGGTAGGACAGTTTTCATATGCATATCTGATACGTTGCATAATCTCTTGTGAACCTGTGTACTTATGTGCGGCGATTAGAATCGTAGCATCAGGTACAAACATAGCATACCATAATAAGTAACCTGCGGCTGATGTAGACTTACCTGACTGTCTAGGCATAAGAGCAATTGAATATCTATAATTATGATAAGTGTCGATTAAACGTTCTTGGTATTCATAAGGATGATATTGAATTGAACCTTGCGTTGGATGCTGAATATAAAAGAAGTTATCCATAAAGTATAGATAACCAGTATCAGGATCACAACACTTTACAAAATCATCAATTTCTTTTTGATTTTTAAATGCCGTTTTCTTATATGCTGGCTTGACTAATTCGCCCGTACCACTTGCGTTAAAGTTGCTCATACTAGTATTTAGTGGCTTTTTAGTTCTTTAAACATATCCTCGGCAAAATCTATATGATATTGTCTACCAGGATGCTCATCATTACATATTATTAATTGATCTTTGTTTAAAAGTATTTCAGATTTAGGTATATTTAAATCTTCTGGTTGGTCTTTAAAAAAGGGTTTTACTTCTTTTAGTATAGGAAAAAATCTAGGTAGTAATTCATTGTTACGCAATTCATTTTCCTCACTCACAGAATAAACTACTTTGCAAATATCTTTTAAATAATTGTGAGCACCTTCGATTAATAATCCTAGTTCCCATAAATTGTCAAAATCAGTGTTGTATTTTCTATAATAATCGTCCATGCCTTGGTAATGCGGTGATATTTCTGTATAAATTTTAGGATTATGAGGTGTGTAATTTCCAGTCTGCCAAGGCCCTCCACCGTCGATATTATTTTCATTGGCCCAAACGACTTTGCGATGAGAGTTAGGCCATTGAATAATTACTGTATCACTAGGTTGAAATTGAAATTCTTTGATCATTTGAAACACAAATTTAGGTGAAGAGCCTCCCCTACCTAAATTTATACATTCTAAATTTAACTTTTCGGCTAACAAAAAAGGCCATGCATGTTCACTTGCAGGCTTAATATAAAGAATAGCATCTTGAGGTGATCTATAGTATTGATGGTCCATAAATCCGCCACCGTCTAACCCGATGCCTTGTGTAAAACTACAACCAAAAGTAATTAAACGCATTTAATGTGATTTTTTATAATCTTGGTAGTCTAAAAAGAAACCAATAGCAACTAAAATATTCATTCCTAATGATGCTATAATCATATGAATATCTTCATAGACATCCATCTTAAGACTAAGATGCAAATGTCCTACTGCCCAAAACGGAATAGCCAATTGCTGACTAATCCATGACAGTGTGTATCTTATAAAAATAAACTTATTTGATATCAAGACCTTTTGCTTTCCTTGCTACGATACAGTAATAATGTTCTCTCATTTTTAATGGTTCTCCTTCAGGATCCTGTGGGTTTTGTTGTGATAAGTCAAATTCTAAATTATTAAATTGTTCGATTTCAAAACCTGTACGTTGTAATAGAGCCGCTAGTTGCGAATGTCCAAATATACTGTAGTGATTTAAATTAAACTCATGTCTTCTATCACAATCTGGTGCCGGCACTTCAATATAAATCCTTGATCCTTGTTTTAAAATACGGTTGTATTCCATTAAACTAAAGATAGGATAAGGGGAATGTTCTAATGCATGACGTAAGAAAATAAAATCTACACTTTCGTCATAGTAACCATCTTTCTGAGGCAAAAATGACAAATCATATCCTTTAGTTTCATGTCCTTTATCTTTACAGATTTTAATGTCTCCAGGAGACAAGGTAACTCCTAACACATCTTCAAACCCTCTTTCTTTCATTTCATCTAAGAAATATCCCGGGCCGCAACCCAAGTCTAAAATTTTAGAATCTTTGGGTAATGCTAGTGGATCAATGTAGGTTTCAACTACTTGTTTTGTTAGGTCTTTATGAAATGGGCTGTCCCCTTCATCGTAAATGTGAGCAGTATATAGCCACTCGTTATAAAATTTTAACTTGATTAAGTCAAGTGTGTTATTAATATCATATGGGATTTCCATTCATTGCTCCTTCGTGCAGATATAAGAAATAGTATGATAATATTTAGTGACAGGAACTGTCTAAGAATTATTTTTTATGTCCAAGGTCTGCTAGATGCTAATGGAACTGTTGAAGTAGGTGTTGCTGTATTTCCAACATACTTAGCAGGAAGTAAGTTTAAATCAGCAGTGTTTAATGCGTTATATGCGGGTAGACTAACATTGCCAGTAGCGCCGCCCTTTCTGTTTAGTTGTGCTATTTCTGATACTCTTAATTCTTGTCTGAATTGTAATGCCGTAGCAGGAGCACTTGCAGTAGATGCCGGTGTTGTTAGAAATATATCGGTTGCTGGGATCGTTGTTTGTGTTGCATTATCAATTGTCTCACTAACAATAGCACCTGAGGCGAAAGGATCAGTGCCTGTAGCACCTACAAAGTTCATTGAAGCAAGTGTAGCAGTTGGAGTGTCGTTATCGTTGATACTTGTATCTCTAACTAATGCTAAGTTATAATAGTTGCCTGCGGCTATGCCATCTGATGCTATGATTGATGCTAATACGTCTGCGACAGTAGTTGTCGCATCATCAGCATATGTAAAGATAGTAATTAATCCTGTTAATCCTTTAACTGGAACGTTGACGGCTGCCATTATCTTTCATACCCTTTAAAACCTTCTACTGGACTTTGTTTATTAATTGAAGGTAATTCAGATGAACGCATATCACCTGAGTTTAAGTCTTCCCATTCAGAGCCCACTGCTTTGTATGCTGACTTTAACATATTAGATTCTACTTCAGTATATGGTACAGCCATGTTGCTTGTGCCTATCCAACTTTCTGAATCTAAGTCTATCTTTTGATGATCTGATTCTCCATCTGCTTGTGCAAGAGCCATCATTACACGATTTAATTCGTAGACTCTATCTCTGCCGTCTACATCTTGGAACTTATGCATGCCTCTTGAACCATAACGTTGACGTTTAGTTAGTTTGCCAGGTGCATTATCTTCAGTTATAAATTCTCTTGCTCTCATTATGGTGTTTCTTCAGTTGTAATTGTATCGTCTACTTCAGTTGCAAGTTCAGAATCTACATAGCCATCAAGTGCGATTGGCAATCCTGCTGGTGCTTCTCCTTGGAACATGACTGAAGAATTAATAAAATGAAATAGTGTTTGTGAACCAGATACGTTTGCTGGGTCAGGATCAACTAATATCCTAACGTTACCAGCATTGACATCCATATCATATCCGGTGCCTCTTATTAACACATTTCCCCACTGTGTAGATGAGTATGCTGAAAATTTAATATTGGCTGAGTTAGCACTTAATTGTGCATCTAATCTAACATCTTGTTGATCAATTGTGCCGGGGTCGTTTGTTTTAATAAAAAATGAACCCAATGTAAATGCGTTTGCTGGGTATTCCCAAATGACTTGTTGTGCTGTATTACCTGTTGTGTATGTATTAGATGATATAACAGCAGTAGAGTATAGGTTCGCAAAGTTGTTATTGATCTTATCAAAGGCAACTCTTAACGGATCACCTGAACCGTCATTTGGTAACGCACCTATATTAATAATTTCGTATGTAGCCATATTTTTATCCCAGTCTTATATTGTATTTATGCGATTGGGCAAGTAACAATGCTATTGCTTTGGTGGAGTAGCCTTCATATTTTCTCTGGCTAATCCATTCATTTTTTCAAAACTACGCATACCACCTAAACCTAACATAGATAATGTAAGTGTCATCAAACCTTCTGTTTGAATAACAGGTAGTGTTACTTGTGCTCCACTAATAACAACTCCCCAATTTAAAATTGGTGCTAAGACATAAGACCATGCTAAACCAAATGCACATATCCACATAATTGCAGGTCTTGCTCCTGCTACAAAAATACTTGGATGTTTTGCTTGTTCTAAATTGATTTGATTTTGCTGGAGATTAGCATTATGTAACACCATTTTAAGTTCGTGTTCCATTTCTGCTTTCTTGTCTTTGTCTACGATAAACTTATCTAATATTGGCCCTGCGGCGCCTATAACTGAATCAATAATTCCTAATCCCATTAGAAACCTCCTCTATAATATACTACTATTTATCGCCTCTCCACTGGTAAATGCTTTTCTCTACGTGAATACGATTATGATCCAGTATAGGTCTCATGTCTCTATAGATGTCTCTTAATTCAGTAATTGTTTTACTTTCGATATATTTTATAATTTCAAATATTTTATACAACCGTTTTTCATGGTCGGTACAGTCATCATATGACTCGTCCCAAAAGTCACTAAAAGTCTTATAACCGTGTTCATGTAAATACTTTAATGTGCCTGGGGGTGCCATAAGAATAAAAGGTTTGCGAAACCACATGGGTTGTTGTACTTTTTCACTATAGTTTGGGGTAGGCTGTGCAAATCTGGATTCAGTAACAACATCACAAAATATATCTTTATAATATTTTTCTATCGGCCATACACCAGTGTGGTGTACATCCGCATTTTCCAAATGCAGTGCTTCATCTACAGAAGGATCAAAGTGTTCATCAATTGTAGTGTTGACCGGGTATGGCGTCTTTTCTATATCAAGCAATTCTTCAAAAACTACATCTACATTTAAAGGCCCATCATTATCTATTTTATATATACCCTCATATAAACGTTTTCTGTATTTTTTAGGACAATTTCTAATATCGAACCAAGGTAAAATCTGTAATCTTTCTAGTTCAGTTTTAAAAACAAAACTAACATCTGCATTACTGTTCGCAAGATATGCGGCGATAAGATTTCTATGTGGTGCCCATCTCCAATTTAAATTTATAAACTTTTTTGTAAAATTTTTAGAGGCTTTACCCAATATATCCGCGTTGTCGTATGAATCATCTAATATATTAACGTACGGTGCATTTTTAACAAAAGTATCTTCACATGTTATTGTCATCCATTCAGTGTAATAAGGAAACACTTCTTCTGACTTATAATCACATGTTTTTACTTTGACATTTGTAAGATTGTTTCTAACAATATAGTCACGTATGCAATCTAATTCTTCAGCCCTCAAATCCTTAAATTTTTCTGTACCATTAAATTCTGAATAGAATGTCAATGTATGTTCGGGTATTGCTGTAGCATCATACATACACAGAGGCTCATTTAGATAGAATGTTACATCTGTTTCATTTAAGTGTTCAACTACTTTTGGAGTATGATTAATACTTTCTAGTTCGTCCATACGTCCATTGTGCATATACACATATGTTGGTTTATGGTCGTTGTAGTTTACACTAGGTAAGATACGTTCTTGTAAATGTTCGTCTTGTGATGCAGGTCTTTCTACTAAGTCAGGAAAATAAAACCAGTGTAATTTATCCCAAATCCACAAATCAGATTTGTCATCTTTTGAAATATCGATACCTTCTCTTTTTTCTACAATTTCTTCTGCAATATCAGCAGGTACAATTTTTTTAGACATGACATTATTTATTAAGGCTCATAAAAAATGCAAACTTGATTTGCAACTTCTTCGACTTCTGCATCAGTTAATTCAGGATACATAGGCAAACTTAATAATGATCGGGTAAGTAATACACTTGTAGCCATCAAGTCTGGTTTTTCTAAATTTTCTGCAATAGGGTGTTCACTTAATGCTTGTTTATAATGTATTTTAGTTTCTATATTTTTACTATTTAACCATGCTTCTAAATGCTGACGTTCCGCTCTAGCATTAACTACAAACTTTGAATCAGCATGTATGTCAAACCCTTCACTTAAACATTTTAATGATTGGATATGTTTAAATCTGTCTATGTAGTATTTTCTAATTTGTTTTCTACGTTCTTGCCATTCATCTATATACTTTGCTCTTACTAACAAATGAGAACAATCTAGTTCACTCATTTTAGAATTTGTTCCAGAATAAAAATGATAAGGTTTTCCATTGTCTCTCCATTGCGTAGCAAATTCATATAAGGCTTGGTTATTAGTAACAATGGCTCCACCATTGCCCGAAGCATTTAAATTTTTAGTAGGGTCAAAACTAATTGCCATTGCAGTTCCTATGTTACCGTCTGCAATTAACCAATGTTGTGCTCCGTCTATAATTGCAACATTATTGTTTAATACTCCAATACCATTATCACTTTCTACTGCTACAGTTGGTGCACCGAATAAACCAACATGACATTCAATTTTTTGTAATTGATCTTCTGGTTGAGGTAGAATGATTCCATTTGAATCTGTATCTGCCAATTCTACATTTAATCCAGCACTTAAAAATGCATTCATTGTTGCGGGGTATGTTAGATTAGGAACTCTAATTGTTCGATATGATTCTTGGTCGTAATCCCATTTAGTAAATGGATCTTGGTCCGGAGACGTATCTCTTTCGTAACGTGCAATAATTTCTAATGCTTGAGTTCCACTATGACACAGTATGACAAATTCAGCCTTTGTTTTTATTGATAACCAATCTGTAAATTTCTGTGAATACTCACCGTCATTAAGACCGCCACTAGAAAGAACTGAATCAGTCGCATCAAGCAATTCATCTTTAAGATTTTTGTATTGTCTGTCTAATCCAAAATACTTAATCATATTCTTTTAACAGTGTATGCAAATCGTAGTTACAATCTGCTAGTCTCTGTCCTCTATGATCATCTAACAAATTATTAAATTTAATATATTCTTGTAACATGTTTATGTCTTTGCTTTCTTCTTGGCACTTTTCTTTTAATGCGTTTATTGTATCTTTAAAAATCTGTGATTGCCATTTACAATCATTCAACATCCACATAAATATTTTTGCAAAGGCTTTTTGTTTAAAGTCTTTAGGCAAATAATCGATATTTAAATGTTGTGGATCTTGCAACAAAATCGGTCTAATATCAATTAACGGCTTGTTTTCTTTAACGTTGATGTCTTCAAAGTATTTAAACAGATCAACTATCTTGTTTAAATTTCCTATTTGAATGACAGGTGTTGCCCACAATTTAACATTGTGCATTTTAATAAGTTTGTGTATGCTTTCATCAATTTGACTAAACTTGCTAGGATATCTCAAATACTCTTGTACTTCTCCGTAACCATCGATACTTAATTGTAAGATAACTGATTTGAAGTTGGGTAGATACTGATAAAATCTTGGATTAGTATTTGTAAGATTTGTATTGATAATTAAAGTAATATCTTTACTTTTGTCTGTTTTAATCAAATCACGTAATATTTCAAAGTTTTTTTCGATAACAGTGGGCTCTCCACCTGTCATATAAATTGTGTCTATGTTGTCTACTTGACTTTTAATATTTTCATCAAACGTATCTGTCTCCCACCAGTAGTTACTTTCTACATCAAACTGCGGATAAAATCTAGTGTACTCTGTATTATTAATTTCTAAAATTTCTTTTTCTATTTGACTGCTGTTTGTAGGATTACAACTTCTGCATTTTAGATTACATAGATTACCAAAACGTAAATCAAAAAATTTAATTTTAAGATCACTTTTAGTTGTAGTAGGTATGATGTCTTTGTATTGTTCGTTGTTAATTAGTCTGCGACTTTGACGACCATACTTTTCATTATGATAGCAAACATCACATCCAGAAATATATTCATTGTTCAACATCTTTTGTCTTAACTCTATAAAGTTTTGACTGTTATAGATGTCATCAATACTATCGTAGCCTAAATTAAATTTAGTGCCATCTTCTTTTTTAATATAGTCGTGTGAAATACAACAAGGCTTGATTGCGCCGTCCGGGTCAACCGTAATGTTTACCCAAGGTAAAACACAAAATGACTCCGTCATTTTTTCGGCTTTGCTTTTGCTCTAGGTTTTCTTGTTGTTTTAGGCTTTGTTGGCTTTGTCTTAACATTAGTAACTTTTGCTGGAGCAACTTTAACTTCTTGTTTAGGTTTAGGATTAAATTGTTCTTGCCAATAAGCAGAGTTTTGTAGCCAGTTATAATAAACCATTAAGCCTTCATTTAGATTTGTAACTGGATTAAAGTTGAAATCGTTTTTTGCTTTTTCGATACTTAATGCGCCTCTGCTAGGGAAATTGTTATCTTTTTGTTTGACTTCAATATTACCTTTTCCTACTATTTGTTTAACCATTGTTGCGGCATCATAAAGTGTTACACCCTGTGATTTAGTAAGATTATATGTTTCATTTTTTGCTTTAGCACTTGTTGTTGCTTGTACAATACCAGTTGCAACATCATTTACAAATGTAAAATCTAATTTCTCCATCTTGCCATTAACAACAATTTTTTCACCTTTGATTGCATTGTAAAAGAATTTAGATATAACTCTATCACACACATCTAAAGGACCGTACACAGCACTAGGACGAATAATAGTATGATTTAATCCATATTGCCTAGTGTAATCTTGCACTAACAACTCTCCAGCATACTTCATAATTGCATACTGACCTTTGGGTATGCAGTCTTCCCATTCTTCAACGCCATCTGAAAAATCTCCGTATACCATTGAAGAACTGATATATGTAAAACGATCTACTCCTGTTGTCCTACTTAGTTCTAATAAGTTTAACAAACCTTCACTCATTACTTTAGAGCCAGCAGTTGGATTGTTATTGACTACTTTTTGTCTAGGGAAACTTGCAAGATGAATTACGGCATCAAACTTTTCTTTTTCAAATAAAGTTTTTAGTTCAGGGTTAGCAACATCAATCGTGTAGATGTTTAAATTGGTAGCGCCAGTCATTCTACCTGCTATACCAAAAAATCTTTCTTTTGTTACAGCATCCAATTCGTCTTGGTCTATGATACCATAATCTGTTTTAGTATCTAAAATAGCAATATCATGTCCTTCGTTAATTAATTTAACTACAACATGGGCACCGATAAATCCTAATCCACCTGTTACGCATATGTTTAATTTTTTCTTACGTGCCATAATTTACTCGTATTTTAGTTTCCAATATGTAACTTCTTTGTCTGTGAAGTATGCCTTTATCGTATATTTATGTCCCATATAACTATCGTCAATACTTCTTACCCACTTAGCAGTTGGGTTACTATTCTCCATAACATACTTGCCGGCTTCTGTTTGTTGCCATTCATATATAGCAGGTGCTACCATCAGATCCGGATCTTCGACATCACCCATATTAATATAATGTACGTCTACTTCAGTTGCTTCCCATTCTTCTTTCATATCTATAAGTGTACGTTATACAGACTCATTTTGCAAACTTATTGGGAAGATTTCTCAAAACCGATCATCATATTCACTGATTTTAGGGATACCCGGGGGAGGGGGTGCAGTACCTAACATGTCATGCATAGGGAATATATCAGAAATAACTTTTGCTACTGCATGAGCAATTTCAATGTGTTCTTGTTGTGTACCATTGGCGCCACGTAACTCAATGTAATGAACCCAACTACGTAAGGTACCATTTACATACATTCGACTTACAGTATTTCCTTCTGGTAGTACTGCCCTTGCTTGTTCTTTAGCAATGCCGTTATCGATAGCCCAGTTGTATGCATCTAGTGAAGCATTGATGACACTACGTTGCTTGTCTTCCCACATTGCTTGTAACTCTACATCATCAGTAACCACACTGTTCTGTCTATTCTTAGGGTCTTGCAGTCTTGCTTCACGTACTTCAAAGTCTAAGTCTTTTGTAGGGTCTGCGTAACGTTGACTGAACTCCTGAAAAGAAAATGATCTATGACGTAAAATCTGTCTAGCAATATCACGTGTAGTTTCAATCTCTAAACATGCTGATACCATTTCAAGTGGTGACCAATGTTTGTGTTTCATCAAATACTTTACAAGTTTTTCACTTGTTTCTTTGTTGTTTTGATTATCAGGATTACTTACTCTTGCACAGTATGCAACTAAATCTAATGCTGACTCATTAAAGTCCGGTGCTTGTGAATGACTAATTAGTTTAACTTTCAAGTTTGTTCCTTATTATAATAGAGTGAAGGGACCGAAGTCCCTTCTATAGTTTACAGAGATTTTATAGACCACTTAGTAGTTTATCTGTTTCAGGCTGAACTGCATCTGCAATTCTTTCTATATTAAGAATAAAATCTATTGATAAGATTTCATCTTCATACTCCTCTAACAGTTTACCAACTATAATTTCTACTGTTTCTGAGTCAAGTCCTTGTTTTAAGAACTTTTCAATGTTAATGGTTTTTTGCTTACGTCCTGTCATTCGTAAGACTAGTTTTTGCAAAAATTCTACAGGTATTTTATGTTTTTCTACATCTTCTAGGAGCCGTTCCCAGTCCTGTATTGAACGAGATTTATCTCCCATCGGAGACCTCCTATTTATTTTGCGACTGTTTTCTTACGTGTTGCTCTTTTCGCAGGTGTCTTCTTTGCTGGTTTCGGCATCATTGCTTTTGCTTCTTTCATCAACCTTTTAGACTCGGCAATTAGACCCTTGGCTTCTGCTTCCATGCGTTCTGCTTGTGCCATAAAATCTCTTGCTAGTACATCATCGTTTATTGCCATGTTAGGATCAACAACATTAGTTCCCATAGTAGGCTCAGGTCTTACTTGTTCTCCGATTAGACCTTCTTTTCTACGTCTAACATCTGCTGGGTCTTGTAGACCTGCTGATGCATCTGCTTCTGCAAGTTTGCGAGTTGCTTCTTCGCCTGCTTTCATTTCGCCTAAGATTTTGTTCAATTCATCTAAACGAATTGATTGATTAGGACCCGGTGTCATTACAACATCTTCGGTTCTAATCTTCTTAAGCATTCCTTCTGAGTGTAATACTTGAAGGATACGATCACCTGACTTAGTATATTGTCTGTTTAACGCATCAGCAAGTTCTTCACTATTCTGACCGATATCACTTTCAATAGTTTCCATTAATGGATCGTGGATATTTTGATTCAACAATTGTGTATATGCTACTAAACACATATGTTCTTCGTTTGGTACTTCACGGAAAATCACTGCAACCTTACGATCACCGTGTTTTCCTACGTGTCTTAAAAAACTCATTATATAATTTCTCCTGTAAGATTTTTACATTAACAGTAATATTTAATGCGAATTGAAGTGATGAAAATATTTTTAGAGGTTCAATTTGCCCGTTTTATCAACTTGGCATGTTTCTTGTTAAACTTCTTTTGTTTTTTCTCTGGTAAAGGCTGTAGTAAACATTTACCGCATTTGGTTCCTATAAGATGGTATCTGTCAACCTCGCCTTCTCTAACAGCATGACAGATACATTTAAACATCTACGACCAAGTGAGTTCAAACTGAACTGCTTCTTTTGGATCTTCAAACGCAAATGTCTTTTGATAGTATGACATGAAATCATCATTATCGAGGTTTACGTTGCTGGCTATAGCAAATCGACCATGCATTCTTTCTAATACCCATTGCATGTTTTCTCTGGTAGCACGTGTTTTTACTATCGTAAAATGAGCAGGGATTTGATCAGTCAACATACGATTGTTGTACCAAGTATCTAAATTGATGTCCTCAAACTTCATACGATGTGTTGCTCCCTAGATTTTTTAGCAGTGTGTATTTTACCGCTTTTGGTTTTATACTCACCAGTGATACCCTTAGTACCACCACTTTCATTTAATAATAAACTCACAATAGCAATCAAACTTGCCATCATGCCTGCGGCTAATATTACACCGTCCATTACTTTCTATCCTCACTTAAATTATAAACAATCTCTACTTGTTCTAATAACTTACTTAGAGCAGGATTGTTTTTAGAGACTTCTAGTATATCTCTATACATGTGCCATCGTTCATAAAATTTCTTTTCTTCTAACATTTCTGGGTTTTCGTAAACCTTTTTTCTTTGTGCCATTTCATGTACACCTAACGGTCTTGCATACACTGTGTTGCCACCGTCTGGTGATTCGTAAATGAACTTATCCTCTGGGCCTGCATTAGCAGGCCTGTGAGGTTCTAAATGATCTTTGCTCATGCGGCTTGTTTATGTTTATGCTCATCATAGATTGCCCAAGTACCGAAAGGGGGATTCGGCTCAGGATCACCATGAATAATCCATGTAGTGTCGCAATAGTTTTCATCGCCCCAACTACCAAACGGGTAACCATCTGTGAATACAATTAGACGATTGGGTACACGACCTTCGTTTTTAAGATAGTTAAAGATACAATCAAAGTCAGTACCACCGCCACCGTAGATTTCGTAGTCAGTGATTTCATCTAAGTTGTCACTGTCGAATGTTTGTGGATTGTAAACTTCAGTATCAAAACAATGTACATGAATTTTGTAGTTAGTAAATGTCTCCATAATACCTTGAATCTCTGAAAGGAAAAAGGTTCCTTGTTCAGATCCAATAGACCCTGACATATCTAAAAACACATCAATGTCAATCATTTCGCCTGGAGTCATACCTGGCATGATTGCATCCTGATGCCAACCCCTACGAGAAGGTTTGATAAAAGAATAGTCATTGTTCATTGTGCTGGTCAGATTAGTTTGAATAATGTCGTCCCAGGGCATTACAGGAGATGTTAAATCTTTAACTAAACGTTCAACACCTTTGGGTAATGATCCTGCTTCAGCACCTTGAGCCGCATTGATGATTGCTTCCTTCATCTCCTGCTTGAGTGCATCCTTTTCTTCCTTAGACATTTTGACTGGACCGGGCTTGTCACCTTCTTCGCCATCACCATCACCAGCGCCTGCACCCTCGCCTTCTAAATGTTCATCAAGCAATTGCTCAAGCAACTGGTCAATGTCAATAACTTCTGCATTTTCATACAGAATGTCATAGACTTGCTCTGCTGACATACGGTCATATTTGTAGTCATACAAGCAAGGAACAGTAGTGATGAACTCACCAATGTTATGATTTTTCAAATCTGCGTTGACACAATAGTCATCAGCAATGTTCCATAGTTGAGGATCTCTAGTACCTCTACGATCCATGTGATCATAAACTACGTGGAGTACCTCATGTGCTACAAGAAATTCTACTTCCTTCTTCTTTAGCATCATAATGAAACGTGCATTGTAGTAAAAATGCTTGCCATCAGTTGCGGCAGTTGGACACCATTCATCAGCATTGATGAGTGTCAAACGAGTAGCAAGATTACCAAAGAATGAATGTCTGAGTAAGAGTGCAATACGGGCAGTGATAAGACGATCACGGGCTTGTGCATCTACTTGAGGGTCTGTAGGACCTACTAGATGAGCCAGTTTGCTTTCTTTGTCGTTATTAGTTGTTGAAGAATTCTTAGTCATGTGTCAGTTCCAGTTGTCTAAAGTATTTAATAATTATAGCACCTTTGGGGAGACATGTCAAGCAAAAAGTTCGGGAAAGTGTAAGGAATGTCTCGGACCTTACACTCTCCCAGGTCAGCAATTTTAGTTGCCAGCCTCAACAATGTAGTTACCATAACGTTTATGGAAGTCATCAAAGTTCTTCAATTGAGAAGGTTCGATTGGTAACTTGTAAGTTTTCAGTGCAACTTTTGCACCCATAACCACTAACTCTGTTTCAAAGTTAGCCATGATATAGCCAAAGAAGTTATCGCACATTTCGTGGAACTTCTTGTTATCGACCTTATCAGTCTCAAGGGCACTTTTAAGTTCGTAGCACATTGAGATAGTCAAGGAATACATTGCAGAGATTTCTTTGACAGACAGTTCTTTGACTTTGCCTGACAAGATATCAGATGGGTTGGGCATTTTACTAGCAATCTTACGATGTGCTACAAACTTAGTAGCAAGACCCTCACCAACAGTACCAGCAACAAGATTGTACAGAGTATCGGGATCCATATCCTCTTCTTGTAGCAATTGAGACACAAATGTCCATGTACGTGGGGTAGCAAATGCACGTGAAGAAGACTTAGCATCGAAATCATACAAGTCCTGCTTTGCAAATGACAAGTAACCAACTACGTCCTCATGCACTTGATTTTCGATAGCCCAGTTTTGCCATGAAGCAAAGTCAGGACGCATTTCTAAATGAATGAAACGATTAGCAAGGGGCATCGGCATACGATATGTGACACCTTTGTCAGAGTCACGGTTACCAGCGGCTACAATATGTACGTTCTTAGGAAGAACATACTTACCAACACGTCCATTAAGAACAAGTTGATAACCTGCAGCCTGCACTGCTGGTGGTGCTGAGTTCATTTCATCTAAGAAAAGAACAATGCACGGATATTGAGAAGCAAGTTCTTCAGTTGGAAGTTCGATTGGGGGAGCCCAATCCATAACTCCTAATTCTTTGTTGAAGAAAGGGATACCTCTAATATCAGTAGGTTCCATCTGCGCCATACGCAGATCAATCATATGACCACCTAACTCGTTAGTGATCTCCTCGACAAGTTCAGACTTGCCAACTCCGGGAGGTCCCCACAAGAATGATGGACGATTTGCTTTCATAGCCGCTTTGATTGCGGGCTTTGCTTGTTGACTTGTTACAGTCAGATTTTCAGTTAATTGAGACATTTTTAACTCCGTTCTTTTATTGAATATACTATGTATTATAGAGCCTTCGGGTACTGATGTCAAGCCTTTTTGCAAAAATAATTGAAATTATTTTGCCTATAAGAATCAACAACTTAGTCTCCCTCAGGTTCCATAAGGGTTAACATTAAGATATATTTCTCTATCATATCGCAGTTTTCTTGTATTTTTGCTCTATAATCGTCAGCGGCCTGCCAATTGTTACGTTGTCTGCATCTGACTTCTATAGTGGACAATTCATCTACCATGGGCACAATGTTGTTCCATAGTTTTCTCATATCATAATTAAATGATAGAGATCGAATTTGTTTCTGAAGTGAATCCAAATACTGTCTGGCTTCGATTGCGTTAGAGAATTTCTCAGTCATACCCATAATTATACGACCTTTGGATACCAATGTCAACCTTTATTTAAGGTTTGTCGTACCAACGTATATAGATCATTGTTACAGCATTGTTGTCGTTTTGATAGTACTGATGACCTAGATTCATGTTATGAGCAAACAATTTATTATTAGTCAAAGTTTCTCTTACGCCTCTATTCCATATGTCTGGCCACTCGTCTGTATATGATACTTGAAATTCTGAATTTACGTCAGCATCACTTAAAGTAAAAAATGTAATCCATTGTTTAGTAGGATCGTCAAAGTTTTCTATAGGATTGTAATCTTTATGCCAACGACCTGATGTGTGCATTGGATCTATTTGATTGTCTATCAACACTCTATAATTATAGATGACTGGGCGTTCTAAGTAAGGCTTTAATTGTAACTGAATTAAATCGATTAGTTCTCCCATAGAGTCAGGAAGCAAACGTTTAACTATTGAATTGTCATCATATCGATTGTAAAGAGTAGGGTTTGTTTTGTCTTTTAATAGATCACCGTTTGGATTAATCAAATACCCAGGGTAATCAATGAGCGGTTTGTCATCTGATACACGTTGTAAGAGATCAGCATTTAAAAATTGATCAGTAAAGAAATACTCGGTGTTCAATAGATACCTTTGCCAAACTGAGTTTTAGGATTTTTAGTTTTCTTTTTGCCCGGTCTAACAAGTGGGGGACGACCATCACGTTGAATATTACCTAGTCCCATTGCTTTTGCTTGTTTCTTCATTGTATCTGGATGAACATCTACAGTAAGGGCATAAGAAAATCTTGGATCGTTTCTTTGTGCTTCACTTGGAATGTATCCTGATGCTTCACCAATTGTGTCGAATGTTCGTTTTTTTGGACCAAAGTTCATGTATTTAATTTCAAACGGACCCTTATGTCCTTTTGCTTTTAATCGGGCGATATGATCTTTAATTATATCTTCATCTGCATGTCTAACAGCCGGGGAGCCATTGACATACAAAGCATATTGATATTCTTCATTTACTTGAACTTCTACGTCATCTTTAGCACTTCTGTTTATTCTTTCAACTGCGGCTAAAAAACTAACCATCTTGTCATAATATTCTATATCTTTTGCAAGATTATTCATTGCTAGTTTATATGCTTCACCTTTATCTTTATTTGTCAGTTTCATTTCAAACTTGACAGCCTGATCGACATACTTAGCAACTTCCATATTTTTCATGTTAAACTGTTTTGCTAACTGTTCTATTCCATCTTCGCCTTCTGCAATATTGACTTTGCTATTATAAACACCGATTGATTCTTCAAATGTTCTGCGTAGCAGTTCTTCTTCGATAGATAATTGTTCACCTCTTAACTTATTACGCAAATCAAATAGTGCTTGAAAGTATCCTTTGGATCTGATTGCCTTGAATGCTAAATTCTCAGGACCGAACTCTCCTTTCTTATCTAAGCCTGCTTGTCTATATCTTTTAATAATAGATAAAACATTGTTTACTTTATCGATGTCTTTTGACTTAAGACCTTCAATACACAGTTCTTCTAATCTTTCAAACTTATGTTCTGCTGAGATTTCATCTAAGTTTGCTCTTTGTTTACTAGGGAAACGAGTAAACTTATCTTGCATAAGACTATATTCACCTAAACTAGTATGTGCTTGTGCTGTGTCTTGTACGTATAACTCTACAGGAATACCTCTAACTGTAATATCATATGTGTCGTTATATAAAGACTTTTTAGCATTGAATAATTCTTTATAAACATCTGACTCTGGAAGTTCTGCAAAATCTACAAGTAGATGCAAATCAATATCCGAATGAGGAGTGTAAGTAAATGCAACATTACTACCAGTAATGATTACATCTTCTACAGCAAGATCAGGAATACCCATGAATTCTATAAAGTCATCAGTGATAATTTCTAATTGCTTTTTGATGTTTGGCTTCAATTTATTGTTTTCATCAAACAACAAAGGATTCAACTCATCATGGAAGTTGATCGCATCTTCAATTTTGAATTTTTCTAGTTCAGATATGTTCATATATCTATTTATCGAAATAGGCGAGGGGCAAATAAATGCCCCTCTGGGTATTGGGTGACGAGGTTACCGTGAACCTCGGGGGACTAGGCCGCTAAGGCGTAGTCTTCCATTGTATAATCGTTGCCAATTATAGATTTGCTTGATTTACAGTCATCGCCTACTGTGTTGTCTGTTCAGTTACTGAGTCACCCTGTCGAATCCCTTACACCCCCTCTGCTGTTTATTGGTGGAGGTGGCCGGAGTCGAACCGGCGTCCAAAGCGCCTTTTACTTCACTTCATACAACAATAATTAATCAAGTAGTTCTTTAATAACAAGAACTTTGATTACGGTATCTGCTACTTCATCTATATCATCTTTCAGATATCTGACTTCAGTATGTACCTTATGTCTAGCATAACCTGTGTAGTAAGGAACTGCATTACTACCCATGTGTACCATAGTATTACCACGTCTTTGATGTGTATGCATACTATAGTGACGAGGATATTTTACAATCCTACCGTCAATAATACGAGTTGCACCCGTATATGCTGACTGTTTCTCACGCATGAGACGTTGGTCAGATTTTTCTGCTTCTACTGGACATGCAACCATAATTGCTAAAAACCCTACAATCAATGTTGTGCCCAACTGTCTGCCTGTTATCTTCATACCCATATCCTTTTGCTGAGAATGTATTTATTATAACACAATTAGACTGTAGGCATATACTTTTGGGTAAATCATTTTTAACTAAATACATACATGCGTTATTATGAATTTATAGTCGAGTACCGAACCGATGTCACTAAGAATCGTTTTCAGAACGGTATCCTCGAAAGACTGCGGTTCGGTGAATATCTACGATTAAAGCCATACTCAGACACTAATTATATTGCAGATAATCAACCAAGTGACTATCAAAAAATGGCATTTAATGTCATGGGTCTTAAACATCAATACCCACGTCAATTATGGACTCAATTAACACAAGAAACGTATGACAAACATAAAGACGATATCGTTAACATGATTATATCGTGTATGGAGCAAATTGATCCTACACAAAACAAACAATATGTTCCTTATCTCACGCAATGGTTTATTAATGCAGATGAAATAGGACGAGATGCATTCCCTAATTGGGAAGATGCTACATCAACTCTTAAAGAATCATTAATAATGTATTACAAATTGAGAGAACGTATCCCAGAAAAATACAGAGACATTGGCCAATATAAAAGTGTTGGAGATTTTATGAATGGCGTACAAGCCCTTCAATCACAATATGGTAAACAAGAAAAACTAGATAAAGGCGAAAGTGAAATAGTCTACAACAGCAAATATGCAACAATCTATTGGCCTAAAGATGAGCAAGGTTCTTGTTATTTAGGACAAGGGACACAGTGGTGTACAGCCTCAACTAGATCCGCTAACTATTTTGATCAATACAACAAAGACGGACCATTAGTTATTGTTAATATGAAAGAAAAGATAAGAGTCAACGATGGCTGGGTAATTGATGATGACGGCGGAGAACATGAAGACCCATATGGCGAAAAGTATGAGAACAAAATTCAGGCTCATATGGAAGTAGATCCTGATGACAATGGAAATTTGTTATGGATATGGGATTACATTGCAGACACACAAGATGAACAGGTTGATTTTACAAATTTATATGATGACAATCCAAACTTTAAAGCAATGTGGGATAGTCCAGAATTTCAAACGTCTATGGATGCTCTTGCTAAGAAGTGGTGGGATTACAATGGAAAAGATATAAACATGTATGATTCTGACGGTGACTAATTTTTATAGACATGGAAAACGCCCTGACCTCTATCAGATCCTCGATACGATTCTAAATCAGTAATCAAATTATCAAACTTCAAGCCTTGTGCTTCAGCCATATCAGATATATCTTCTCTAATGGTATGTGTCTCTGACAAAATTATATCACTGTTCGGTTCTAAGTAAGGACCAATGTTAGCAAAAAATTCTTTATGAAGTTTCCAGTCTGGATCAACTATTATTCTATACCAATGATCTTCCCAATTTTGAGGATTCTGTTCACTGTGCGGTGGATTACCTACAACTAAATCAAATTTTAAATCTTTGGGTAATTTATGTACAGCATCTAAATGATATGCCTTTACTTTATCACTGACATTATTGTCTTTAGCATTTTGCAATACAGAATCAATCGCCGGCTCATATACATCCATAAATGTTATAGACTCACATATGCCTGCATCTAATAAACTAAAGCCAACTGCACCTAAACCTGAACACCACTCAAAACAGTGTTTATATGTTTTGCCACTTGATTTAAGGTATGTAAGAAAATCTTTGTATTGGGTAGAGCCTCCCCCGTCCATTTCTGGTTCATAATTAATAATTATACCGTTATCAAAAGTTAATGTTTGTGTTACATTACTCATTAATATGAAACCTCTTCGTATCTTTCTTTAAGCCACTCCCACTCATAACTTAAACGTAACTTTTCAAAGTCACCATCAACTTCATTGAAGTATTCTTCTCCGTCTAATGCACCTTTGATTGATTCTTGGAAGAAAGGCTGATCTGGATCTGCTTCGTTCAACCATGCTTCTAATCGTTTCTTACTAATCTCTGTATCATCAACTAATAACTTAATAACTTCTCTAAATGCTGTACGCCATGTAGAGAATTCATCTGTGTTATACTGTGCGATGCCTGATAGTAAAGGCACACTTGCATGTTCATCATCTAACGTAAAGTCTAAGCCATAACCATAGTTCTTAAGTGTTAAGTCTTTGTTATACGCAATCATAGCCTGATGTCCATAGACTAATCCATTGACTGGATTCTTTGCTTCAAAGATATAATGCTTAGGTTGTTGCATTCTATCTGGTTGCCAGTTAAAGTCAAACTTGGGCGATACTTTTAGTTTAGCAAATACAGTAAACGCCCAAGGTGTTTCACTTGCTTCTGCTGATGCGTGATATGCTTGTACACGACCATCAACACCATCTACTCTTACTACTCTGTTTGGTACATTTTTTGTAATTTTTTGCAGATGTTCCCAATTTTCCTCTGCTCCTTTCTCTCCGTTTGATAAGAAAACAATATCCATAGGCTTCGATAACGCAAGTCTATTGGCATTTTTAATATATGGGTATTCGTATAGTTCTCTCTTTACATGATCTTTTACTTCACGTGGAACTATAATTCTAGTTGCTCCTGTAGATTGTACTATGATGTTTTTAGACTCTGCTGTCCATAATGACATAGGTTCTTCATCAACTACTTGTATATCTTCATCTGTTTTAGACACTAGAGTTACATAAGGAAACTCGTCTATATCTTTTAACGTCTTTGTATGTGTATCACTCTCAGAAACGATTACAGGCGCTCTCAGACGTTGTGTACGCAACGTTTGATTGTAGTTTATCTTCTCATAGTCTTCTAATGATTCCATGTTGTCGATCAAATCACGTGTTTTATTAACGTCAATAAAGAATGTATCTCCAAACTTTTGTTTACTGCTTGGAAACACATGCAATTGGTCACGTGCAAATGGATCGCATATATAAGAGAAGTCAAAGTCACTGTAATCACAGATTGAGGATGCTATCCATATGTGATGTTCTTTACGTTTAGGTTGATCTTTAACAATCTTTTTCAACGTAGTAAGATAATCTGTGTCATGTTCGATAGTACTTACACGTTGTCTTGGTGCTTTGTCTTGTAGTTGCTTAACAACTGCTTCTGTTTGTTTATTCCCATGATCGACAACTACAATATCGTATACACATTCAGTGGCTACTGCTCTGTTTTCTTTTACAAAGTTTAAGTTGTCTAAGTGTTCGATGACATTAATGTATTTGGTGTCTTCATTAAATGTTTCTCTGTTAACCAGGTATGTTGTACCCCAATGCGACCATTGTGTACCGAACACATGTACCATTTTCATTTGCCATGGGTTAGGATAATAATTAAAATCAAATTCTTCGTAATCTAATTCTGAATTTAAGATCCAAAGTAAACTTGTTGTTGATCTGTTTATACATCTGCGAGTAGTTTCTACCCATGAGTTTAAGTATCTTGTTTTTTGTATGTTGGGATATCTCTCCTGTAATTTTGCAAATCGTTCTTTTGCTTCTTTGTTACCTCTATCAACATAGAACATATCTAAGTTGGCTTGTATTTCTCCTATAGAATCAGTCTCAACATAGTTAATTGTTGCATCTTTAAAGATTGCTGAGTTCACAAAATATGTTTGCGTGTTGATATTATCTTTAGAACCGAACGCATGAATATAATTAGATTGATACACATCAGGTCTCCAACTAAAGTCAAAGTCTGTGTAAACTAAATCCATATTCAATGCCCAGAATACTTCGTTTGGATGCTGTGCTACTAAATCTTCTAAAGTTGTTTCAATAAAGTAAACATCGATTTCGTCAGGTATTACATTGTCTGATTCAACGTTTTGTAAATATAATACTTTGCCATCATTGCCGGGTTGTACATACTTAGGACCGTCATCTTTACCTGCTGTACTACCGAACTGATAGATTGCAGGATCTGCTGTATCATCTGGGTGCCACGAAAAGTCAAACTTGCTAACGTCTAAGTCACCGGGCACTACCCAATGCAGACGTTTACTGTTTGCTAACTTACGTGCTTTAATAATTCTTGTATCAACATACTTGATGTCTTTTGCACCGGGCACTGTATATGTTGGTCCACCTGTCTTTTGATGCTGTGTACCAAATTGATAAATGAACGGATCATCTTCTGCGTATGGATGCCAACTAAAGTCAAAGTCTTCGATATCTGTCGGGACTTTCCAGTTTGTTCTGTCACCTGTATCTAATGAGTACGCAACTGGTTGCTCAATATACTTGACTTTAGTAGCACCTTGAACTGTATACTTTGGACCACCTGTTAGTGCCCACTGAGTACCGAACTGATAAATGAAGGGCTCGTCTAAGATATCTGGATGCCATGAGAAATCAAATCCTTCAACATCAATGCCTTCTGGTATTTCCCAGTTCTTTTTGTTTGGTAATTTGTGAGCAATATTTCCTTCTACATATTTTACTTCAGTTGCACCCTCAACAATAAACTGCGGTCCACCTGTCTTTTGCCACTGCGTACCAAACTGATAAATGTATGGTTGATCTTCAAGCGGAGATGGTCTCCAACCAAAGTCAAAATCTTTTGTATCTACATCATCAGGTATAATCCAATCTTCATCGTTTTCTTCTAATTGTGCAACTACATCGTGTACATACTTAACAGACTCTGCACCTATAACTCTATATTCGATAGTAGGCATTTCTTCTGCTGAATAAAACTTGTTACCAAACTGATAAATGAATGGCTCGTCTGTTTCATCGTGGTGCCAACTGTAGTCAAAGTCTTTAATTTTATAGTTACCTAACGTTCCCCAATGTCTATTGTTGGGGTCAGGTAATCTTTTTGATTTTATAATACGTGTGTCAATATACTTGACAGCACTCCCTTCATGTGCGCCGGGTGTGATGTATTTGTGTCCACCTGTCTTTTGCCATTGAGTGCCAAACTGATAGATAAACGGCTCATCTTCTGCATAAGGATGCCATGAATAGTCGAAATCATCTTCATCAATTAATTTAGGATCAAACTCCCAATTGTCTTTACACGGCAATGCTTTTGATACTTGATCTTCTACGTATTTTACTTCTTCTGCACCCTCAACCGTATAAACAGGTCCGCCACTTAGTGCCCATTGAGTAGGAAATCTATAAATGTAAGGTGGACTTGTTGCATCTGGATGCCAACTGTAATCAAATTTATCACTATCGATATTTTCAGGCACAGTCCAGTTGTCTATTTTAGGTAATGCTTTTGCTTTAAACTGTGTTTCATATTTTACTTCAGTTGCTCCTTCTACATGATATCTTGGACCACCAGTCTTTTGCCATTGCGTACCAAACTCATGTATCATTGCTGGTTCGTTAGGATTAGGTTTCCAACTAAAATCAAACTCACTTACGTCTATGTCTTCTGGTATCTCCCAGTTTGTTTTATCATGTCCTAATGTTGCTATCAAGTCATTAACATAACTAACTTCGTCTGCTCCAATGACTCTATACTCTAACGTAGGCATTTGTTCAGCAGGATAATATTGATTACCAAACTGATAGATAAATGGCTCTGATGTTTCATCGGGATGCCAACTAAAATCAAACCCTTTAATACAATAGTTATTCAATACTCTGAAACTATTTGGATCTGCTAGTCTAGTTGCTTTTAAAATTCTTGTATCGATATATTTGATAGCACTGCCTTCATGTACACCTGGAGTAATATATTTTGGTCCACCTGTTTTTTGCCATTGAGTACCAAATTGATAAATGTACGGCTCATCTTCTGCGTAAGGGTGCCAAGAAAAATCAAATGAATCTTCTTCGATTAACTTAGGATCAAATTCCCAATTATCTTTGCATGGCAATGCTTTTGCTACTTGTGAATCTACATATTTAATTTCTTCTGCATCATCACAACGATATACAGGACCACCTGACATAGCCCATTGAGTTGGAAAATGATAGATGTATGGTACAGGTTCTGTTGAGTCTGGATGCCATGAGAAATCAAATTCACTTGTATCTATATTGTCAGGTATTTCCCACTTATCTTCGGTGGGTGTTGCAATTGCGTAAAAAATATTTTGATATTTTGTTTCTGTTGCACCCTCTACAGTATAGATAGGTCCACCTGTCTTCTGATGTTGAGTACCGAACTCATGTATCATAGCCGGCTCGTTAGGATTAGGTTCCCAACTAAAATCAAATGTATATTTTTGAATGTTGTCAGGTATTGTCCAGTTATCAGCACACGGCATACGTACAGTTGTTTCTGGCATAAACTGATATTCAGTTGCTCCTTCTACTTTAAACTCTATACTAACTTTATCTTCTGCTTTATTCCATTGATTTCCCCACGCATAGATATAAGGTGGACTAGTAGGATTAGGTCTCCAACTAAAATCAAATTCATTCATGTCGATTTTTTCGTTAAACTCAAATAACTCTGGCTTTGACTTTAGTTTAGGTGTATATTCGGTAACATACTTGACTGCTTCTGCGCCTTCGACTTTGTATATAAGTGTAGGCATAATTGTACCATCGTATAATTGATTACCAAACACATAATTAAATAGTTCTGTTTCGTTTGGATCAGGTCTCCATGTAAAGTCAAATGAATCTTCTTCAATTTCTTCTAACACTTCCCACACAGACATATCTACTGCTAAGTCTACTGGTTTATCAATGTACTTAATTGTACCGTCATTACCAGGTACATGATATTCTAAGATTGGTACTTGTTCTGCGGGTGCCCACTTGCTTCCCCATACATAGATAAATGGCTCTGTGTCTAATGGGTCTGGACGCCATGTAAAGTCTACTTTACTTTCATCGATAGGTTCATTAATTTTCCACCTAGACATCTGTGGTTCAAGTTCGACAATAGTATCCATATACTTGACATGTCCTACATTATCAGGCGTATGATATTCTACAACACTTCTTTGTTCTGCTGTTGCAAATTTACTTCCCCATACATAAATGTAGGGAGGATCTGTAGGGTCTGGATGCCATGAAAAGTCAAATTTACTCTCATCAATTGTGTCAAACAGTTTCCAGCATTGATTTTTAATAGACTTGCGTTTGATGGGTGCAACATCTGCACGATAAACTCTGATATCACTTTGTTCTTTAGCACATAACCAAGTGCCTGAATCTTTTTGATGTTGACTAGGCCATATGTTGTTGTGTTCTTCTGCCCAAACGTCTTCATCTGGTAAAAAATCAAAATCAAATTCCCAATCAAATCCTGTGTAATCACAAAACTCATTGATTATCCAAAAGTGATCTGTCGTGGCTTCTTTGCGAGCCTCATCTATATCGAAAACTTGTCGTTCTCTAGGGTGAACGTTTGGTTTTTCACCAAAGTAAAATACGTCTCTAAGCATATTATATACTTATGAAATTACGCGGGTCTTGTAAAGTTTTTCAAATCGATCTGCGTCGGATCTATCATTAACCATGGGCTCACCTCGTACATTTAATGATGTGTTTAACAAGATAGGACATCCTGTTTCTTTGTACCATGCTTCTAACAATCTACGAATACCTGTACCGTCATTTGGAACTGTTTGTACTCTACTTGTGCCGTCTTTATGTACAATAGCAGGGAACTTTTTAGGATACTTACAAGGTGCTGTAACTTGCATATAAGGTGAGTTGTTCCAATGCGTCGGCATTTCAAAATATTCATCTACAAGTTCTTCTAGTATCATAGGAGCGAACGGTCTAAACTGTTGTCTCTTTTTAATCTTGTTTACTTCTGATTTTATCTTTGATCCTCTTGGGTCTGCTAGTAATGATCTAGTTCCCAATGCTCTAGGACCGAACTCAGCACGTCCAGAGGCTATCCCCACAATCTTATCTTCTTTTAGTGCTTTAACAGTTTCAACAACAGGATAAACACCTACAATATCTGTACCTAAAAATGCGTTTTTCCAATTTAATTTTTTGCCGTAGCCCAATGCCGCGGCTCCTAATGAATTACCTGCATCACCTGGATTAGGCATAATCCAAATGTTCTCAAAGTATTGACCTAAAAATCTATTAGCAGAACAGTTAAGTGCGACTCCTCCGCCATAGACTAAGTTGTCACTCTTGTTTAATTGTCTTGCTTTGCTCATTACTATCTTAATAAGTTTTTCTACGTATACTTGTGCTGATGCGGCTATGTCGAACTCATCTGCACCTTCTAAGAATGAATCGTCAATACCAATGTGTGTATTTTCTTTAAACAACAATGAATCTGTGTGGGCGCCGAACTTATCTTCTATGTCTTTAACATATTTAGGCTCACCATATGCGGCCATACCCATTAAAATGTATTCTTCATCTAGTGGGCGTAAACCTAATCTTGCTGTCATTGCACTATAGTATAATCCAATAGAGTTAGGATACTTAAGTGTCCACAACTTTTTATATTTTGCTTTGCCTTTTTTATTGTAATAACCTTTCCAAATAGTAGCACAATCATTTTCACCGATCGCATCTATAATAACTATAGTTGCTTCATCAAAAGATGATGTTTGAAAACTGGCTGCCGCATGACATTTGTGATGAGGGTGCGTTTGAACAAAGTGAGGTATATGTCCGTCATGCATAAAATGACCCCATTGTTTTGTAACTCTTTCATATAGAGTATTGTATATGTCAGTACCAAAAATGTCTGAAAAATTAAATGGTCCTAACTTTTGACCTGCTCTAAACTGGCGCCAGGCTTTTACCCAAGGTCGTTCATAATAGTTTACAAATAACCGGTCGCCGTTATCTACCCATTCTAATGCTTCATCGATAATTTCAGGACACAACTCTGAGTCATGTTTCTTTTTACTATATCGTTCACTGTGACCTGCAAATAAAATGTCGCCGTTGTCGTCTACCAAAGATACGCCGGCATCATGGAATCCGCAACTAATGCCTAAATATTTTTTCATTTGTAAATAAACGGATCTCTTTTTTTAAGTTCTGCTAAACGTTTCTTGTATTCTTTTTCACGTTTATATTTGATGTAGGGCGTCTTTAAGAAATCAGCAATCTTACGTAAGACATTTTTAATTTTATCAATTATCTTTTTAAACATTTGTATTCCTCATTAAAGTTAATCAATTCATCAGCAAATAATTTATGCGGTTCTTCGCCGTGATGCCAATACTTTGCTTTTTCGTTGACATATCCCAGACGTTGATATTTTTGATAAAATGCTTCGTCTTTATTGTTTAACTGATAGTATTTATTATCATCTACCAAGGGCAGAAGATTTTTGATAGCAGGTATATCATCTAAAAAGAATGGCATTGCATTTAACATCATATAAGGAATTTTATGTGATTGCAACAAATACTGTATTTGTAAGATTAATTGATATGATTGGTATTCTAAGTAAGGTTGATGATTAGCCATAAATTTGTGCAAGTCCGGAGTATATCTTTGTTCTTCTTCATCTCCACCATTCCAACCTATAATAACTTTATAAAAGTAATCACTGCTCTTTTCGTACCAATCAGTTGAATGTGATGCACTTTGATAGTTGCGTTCTGATTCACTAGGCATTTCTAATCTAGTAGGTTCTGTCCATGATACAAGTACATTGACGTTCATAGTATCTGGATTATAACAATTGTGAAACCAGTGCATTACTTGTCTACTAATACCTGTATTAGTTGCACCTACTTGTGCGATATTAACTGGTTTACGTTTTAACTTTTTAGCAACCAATGCACCGTATGAATGCAGTCTATTGTAGTCTGAATCTTCATTGCCGTCAATCTCAGATCCTGCGGCATGTGAACATCCAGCAATTAATAATATCTTTTCTTTTTTCATGCTACTCCTCTCAATCGTTTTACGGTTTCATCATAATCTAAATAAAAACTGCCATTATATCTTTCTGTAAAATATCTCATGTTTGCTAATACATTTAATTCTGTAAACAAATCTGTTCGTTCAAAAAGTTCCCAACCAGTATACTTACTTCGTTTATCTTGTGTCCAAGAATTTTGATTGTACAACGTTCTTTTAATGGGTATTGACGATCTATGCGAAAACTCATTGTTTACTAACTTTTTAATAATTGGTTCTTCTAAAAACGCAAGTACTTGTTCACCTGTATATGAACCAAAATCTGAAGTGCCGGGTATTTTGCGAGATTCAAACCAATTACTATAACTGTTTATTCTTTCCATTTCTTCCCAACACCATGTTCCTTCTTCTGTTTTAATTAATTGCGGTTCACTTGCCATAACCAATGTACCGTCTACTTTAATAAGTCCTTCCATAAGACTACACATCTGATAAGAACAACATTTAGATTCTTCTGCATTGTCATATAATTTACCGCTTCTAATTAAATCTTCTAAATCTATATCTATTACAACTGGATCATAGTTATACTTATTGCACCAATTTAATGCATATCGTGTGTCATGTTTATTATATTTAAAATCTTTACCATAACTTATAATTGCAACTTTAAATGGTATTTCTGCTTCTCTAAAAACATTAACCATATACTCGCCGTCGTTGCCTCCCCCAAACATAAGATGTAAATCATTATTTGATTTTTCATATAGTATGTGAGCAGATGTAGTTGCTTCTTCGTAGAATGACCCTACTCTGTTTTTTACCGGTTTAATATCAACTGTAAACTCGTTTCCGTTACCACTGAATACTAAACAATCATCATGTACTACGCCTATTTCCATTAAGAATGAAACTCCGTGTCATCAAAATTTGGGCTCCATGTTAGTTTTAAATATGTTTCTCTATTGTGTTCTAATATGGGCATCATTTGTTCGTACATATCATGTAGTTCTGACAGAGGTTTATCTAAAATTGATTTAATCAACTCTAATATTTTTCTTAAACGTTCGCCGTGATCTTCAGTTTCATCATAACTTTCGTCCCAAAACTGATCAAACGTTTGATAACCAGACTCTTTAATATACTTTAATGTATGCGGTGGTGCTAATAATATAAACGGCTTCATGTATTGTATTGGTTGCAATACTTTTTCACTATAGTTCGCACAAGACTGTGCAAATCTAGTTTCTGTTACAATATCTACAAACACATTTCTATAAAAGTTTGCTAACATTGTTTCTTTTGTATTGTATAATGATGGTGTTTGTCCGTCTTTGTATTCTGCAACTTTAGGCCAAATTGCTTCTTGCGAATCGATTCCTATATCACTTGGTTTGTCTACAGTATAGGGTGCATTCTCTTTACATACTAAATTATTATCTGTTAACTGTTGATAAACTTCAGGTGATGTTGTCATCCATTGATCGATATCAAAATATAAATTGTCTTTTACAACATCTAATGAATCACTAAAGTACCAACTTAAATAACCATTTTCTCCTGCTAAAAAGTTTGCTAAGATTTGACGATGTTTTGTAAATCTCCAGTTCAATGATATAAAATGTTTATTGAACTTGTGCTTGTGAAAGTCTTCTTTAATCAATGCGTGTAGTCCTACAATAGGACGTTGTGACATAAGATATAGGTCTTCACATTCTAAGTTTAGTGCGTTAGCATAATGTGGATAAGATTCTTTGATTCTATATTCACCAGTCTTAACTGTAATCATCATAGGCTTTATACCATTGCGATGTTGATAACGTTGAATAGAATCTAATTCTTTAGAACGCATTCTACTCTTATCTTCAGGAAAAGAAAACTCACTATAAAATCCCTGTGTAAATTCTTCTCCTTCATAATACGAACACATAGGTTCAAATAACCATATAGTCAATCCCCATCTATTAATTTCATCTACACCATGTTGATCATGTTCAATCTCATCAAGTTCTTTAATATAACCATTGTGCATGTATATCATGTGAAATTGTTGTTGATCGTTTTGCGGGTTGATTAAAGGCAAGATTGATGTCTGTACAAACGGATGCGACAGTTCTGGCTTTGCATGTTTGTTAGGTACATTAATAGGAAACAAATGTTCTAGTTGTCCAACGTAAGATTCTTTACCTACTAATTGTAACATATACATTTTCTTTTTGCCTACGTTTGCATATGATACTTTTGTATCAGCCCAAAACTTAAACCAGTCTCCCTTCTTCCAATTAGTGTGTGGTATGCCACCAATTTCTAATAGATGTCCTGGTTGCCAGTCTTCTAACATTAAGTAACCGATCATTACGTCATCAGGATCTGCTTTGTTTTCTATGCAATAATCAGTGATTGTAGGGACATGCGGGGGAATAACATCATACTGACTTAAACGAACAAATTTAAGACCTTGATCAAACAGTCCAAATACTTTTTCTATATCATTTGCCCACGTAGGTATAGTCGGTTCAGTGTATTCTTCTACTGTAAAATTAATTGCAGTATTTGTTAAATAACCTTCTTTGTGATACAATGATACTCTTTCGGTTGATAATGTAGGACGAGTATAAGGCAAAAGCCTATGTTCTTTTTGCCAAGTAACTCCAAAATGACCTCTTTCAGTTTCAGTGTTAATGTTGTACCCCTTTGTTAAAAATTTCGTATGTTGATAAATTAGGATAGTCTTTATATGACCATAGTTTAGGTACACGTGCAATTGCATCGTCTAATTTATCTAAGCCTAACTGTGCTGTTTCAAATGTCATATGATAATGATATCCAAATCTTTTGATTTCTTGGTCTGCCCATGCGGCTTCTAATTCTGGCCTACCGTCATACCTTATCTGTCTTAAAATTTCTGCATCTTCTGCATTGTCTAAAAGTATCATACCGCCTTTACCAACACTCAAATGCTTTTTAAGTTGAAAACTTACACACATAATAGTTGATGGTATGTATGAGTTTTGTCTCCACATTGTTGCGGCATCAAATACATTAGTGTTGCCTATTTGATATAACTCTTGCCATTTTTCTGAAGTAAAATACCAATCATAACCTAACTTTTCAAACGTCATGGGTATAGACAAATATGTCCAATTAGGACAAGTAACTTGATATTTTATTCCACGATCACCTTCATCTATCAATCTTAATGCTAACTCAATACCATGTGTGCAACAATCAACTGCGACTGCATAGGGTGCACCGAAATAATTTGATACTCTTTCTTCTAATTGTAATATTGGATTCATCTTCATGGTAATAATTTAGGGTCAAGTTTTGGTCTGCCTTGTTGTGGTTTCTTTTTAAGAATAGAATCTAGTGTTATTGCTTGTTCCATTTCTGCTTTTTGCGGCAAGTCCAAATCTTTAGATGAATCTCGTCTTTCTGCTTTTTCTGCTAGTGTGACTTTATATTGATCTAAGTCTTCCCAGTCTCCTGTTCCTTGCCAATCTAATTCAAATGAAAAGTCGATACTTGCATTTAATTCTTCTTCTTCACGTAGCAAGTCAGTAAAGTCTTGTCCTGACCTACCTTCATTTACGTCCCATTCTGCTTTTGCTAATTTTCTTGCACGTTTAGCAGTGTTGGCTTGTATACGTGAATAGTCTTGTGCATAGAACGGACCCTTTCTGCCTTCTGGGGGCGGTTCTCTGTCATCATAAGGATTATCAATTTGATCAAATTTCATTTTAAAATCTGCTGTCCATTGACCTGCATGATCAATTTTAAAATTGTATTCAGCATTAAACATACCCGGTCCATACTGAGTGCCGAACTCTTTTAAATCTATTTCTGGATTAAATCTAATGTTTGCTGTGTATCCGCCTCTTGCTCTCCAAAGATTTCTTAAGAAAGGCCAAATCTCATTAACAAGATGATTAGCAAAAACATTGTTGTTGCCGTTCTTATCTCTTATATCTTCTTTAATAATGTGATAATCAAAGTCTTCTTCATATTCTAATGATCCTTGAAATTCTTCATCATCTAATATTATATGGTAATGTTCTTTCTTTAACGCATCTCTAATAGGGTATGTAATAGGAACTTCTGTACAGTTTTGAAAAAAGTCTAACCACATATGAATAAGTTTAACTCTCATCATTACATGTGTGCCGCCCATCTTAAAGTCATTTGATATCCAATGACCTTGATACTTATGCCACGACACATTGTATGCATGTGGATTTTGTCCTACGATTGTTTCAGGGCCTAAGCCGTAGCCAACACCCAATCCCATGTTGTTAATGTTATTGTTTCTGTTACGCCACATGAATGTCATAGTGTCTGAATAGTCTTGGTAGTCTTCTGTAGGGAATGCTACGATCCAGTTTGTTGCTCCCCATATACCTACTTTCTTACAGTCAATAAAGTTTTGTTCCATTGCCTCGACAGTTACACCTTTATGCATATCATCTAATACTTTTTGTGAGCCTGACTCACAACCAAAGTTAAACATGATACAACCGCCGTCTGCTAAGTCTTGTAGATATTCTAAGTCCATACGTTTATCACAACGAGCATAACCAGTCCATTTGACTTTTAATTCTTTTGCTTTACATGCAAGTGCAAAGGCACGCAATTCTTTAATGTTACCATTGATTAACGAGTCAATAAACCAAATAACATCTGTACCTTTATTATAATATAACCATTCGATTTCGTCAATCAAATCTACTGCTTGTCTTTGACGATATCTCCAAAAGTGTGTCTCCTCACAGAACGTACACTTTGCAGTACAGCCTCGACTAAACTCTGAGTTGACGCCGTTAGGTACATCATACAAACTAAAATCAATTGATTCATAGTCTGGCATAGGCAAGTTATTAATATTAATTCTTTCACTTTCTGCTTGATCTAATATCTTAGGTCCGTCATGTTCGATGCCTTCTTCGATTTCTTCTAACATGACTAAAAGATTCTTTTCACCTTCACCAATGACAACGTAGTCATAATAATCTTCGATAGCAAACCAACTTTTATGTACGTTTGGTCCACCTACTGAAATTTTAATACTTGGATCACGTTTCTTAATTTCTTGCATCATATACTTACTAGGTTCTTCTGAAATATAATACAACGAAAAGCCTACAACATTAGGTTTCATTTCTAATATTCTTTCTATCTGTTCATCAAGCAACGGTTTAAGTATAGGATGAATGTCAGTAGTGTAAGTAGGAGGCAGCCAATGCCAAGATGACGATGGATCCCAAAGTCTGAACGGAAGTTTCTCGTTTGGCTGCCAATCTTTTCTATATTCCTGATACGCCATTGCGTTCAAGTCTATAATAGTTGTTTCATATCCTGCGGCTTTTGCAATACCTGATAGTCTTGCTAACGAAAAAGGTGGCATATATGGTGACCATTCAGGACACAATACTAATACCATAGTAGTTTCACGTGTTTTGTAGTCTACATAAACTGGAGTTAAATTCTTTTGTTGTACTGGCTTAGCATATTCAGAAATAGCCATCATCATGTCATGGTGTCTTGCATCTCCCACATCTGACGGCGGTTTGGGCTTTGGTTCATTTTTTCTTGCTAATGATTGTAGTGTAAAATCCATACGTTGCTTGTTTACTCCCGTTACATGTATATTTAACAAAATTTCACACCTGCAATATTTTTACGACTACCCTTTTCTACACTAAATATTAACATAGGAGTAGTTAAACTTATGTACAGCAAAAATGAATGGGGTAAATTAAAGAAGGTAGTCGTTGGTATTGCAGATAATGCACGTATACCAGAAGTTGACACCAGCCTTCGACACATCAATTATGCTGACGTTAAAGATGAACTAGACATTCCTACAGGGAAGTACCCCCAAATAGTCGTTGATGAAGCAAATGAAGATTTAGAAACATTTGCTGACTTTTTGAGAAACGAAGGCGCGGAAGTAGTTAGGCCCGACATCACGGAGTGTAATTACTACAACTATTGTCCGCGGGATTCCGTTATTGTTTATAAAGATAAGGCTATTGCTACTCCTATGCCTCTGAGAGCCAGACGTAACGAGTACCAAGCATATGAACGTCATTTAGAAAACGTACATCCATATGATATTATACGCAGTGATGATCTTTACAACACAGAATGCTTGGGCGACCCAGACGTATTAGCATTAACAGAGGCAGAACCGGCATTTGATGCCGCTAATGTGTTACGTGCTAATGATGATTTATTATACTTAGTTTCTAACTCCGGTAACAAATCTGGTGCAAGTTTACTACAAAGCATCGTTGATGGCAAAGTACATACAGTAGAGGGTATCTACAGTTATATGCACTTAGACTCGACTGTGTGCTTTCTCAGAGACGGTTTGATGCTACTTAACCCTAGTAGAGTCAAAGACGTTAATCAATTACCAGAACCATTTAGACATTGGGATTACATAATGTGTCCAGATCCTGTACCAATTGGACACTATGAAAATTATCGTAATTCATCAAACTGGGTAAGTATGAACTTGTTCTCAGTTAATTCAAATTTAGTTGCACTAGAAGAAAGACAAGAACCTCTTAGAAAAGAACTAGAAAAACACGGCATTGAGTGTGCTATGTTACCTATGAGACATGCAATTACATTGGGTGGATGCTTTCATTGTGTAACTAACGACTTAATACGTGAAGATGATTAAAGGCAAAGTAGAAGTTATATGGACTGAAGAAGATTATATGAATCTTCCTTGGTTTACAAACGATGTGCATGAAGAAAAGTTTAATGCAACTGTAGAAACTAAAGGGTATGATGTAGGTGTTTCTATGTGCTTTGAAGATTTGCCTGAAGTCTTTCATAAAGTAGTAGAACAATTTGATTTCTTAGACAAAATTGTCATTGCAATTAACAAACTAGAAGTAGGTAAAATCTTACCATTTCATACTGACAGATTCATGTCATACAAACAACGAAACAATATCAGTGATAATCAACCAATTGAACGTGTGATTGTGTTCTTACATGATCAAAAGAAAGGCCATCAATTGTGGATAGAAGATGAAGTGTGTACGGGGCCTGCAGGATCATATTTTGGATGGGAACAAAACACTGAACATATGGCCGCTAATTTAGGCGATGAAGATAGATATATTATGCAGGTTACAGGTATTACTAAAAATCGTGTAAAAGAACCACAGCATCCTTCTGAGGGAGAAGCCTCTTTAAATTCTTATGGCGATGTTGTTATCTATCGTAATGGTACTTGGGTACGCCCTTAGGCTTGTTTATCTAACATTCCCAATTCTTTTTGTAGTTTTTCTATTTCTCGTTTAAGATGCAATTTATCGAATTTTTCTTTTTGAATGATGGAATCATCAACTCGGTTTTTGTAATCGTCTGAAACTTTTTTGTCTAATGCTCTGTGTCTGTCCATTAATACTGCTAATCGATTACGTAGTGATTCTTTTGAACTCATCGTTGGGGTTCCTCCTTAATTTTTGAATAATTAGTATACAATAATACTTAGCAATTAAGGTCTGCGTAAAATAGTTTTCTTTTTTGCAATGTCATCAACAATGCATCGTCCTAGTTGTTCGTGTCCCATTGGCGATGGGTGATTATCGTAGGGCTCGCCGCCTATACGTTCATAGTTATATCGATGACATCTAGTTTCAAGACCTAATGGATCATCTTCTAACATTGGAAAACGATCATATATGTAGTCTTGTATTTCTTGTGGCATTGCGGCAACATATTGATTAAAGTACCAGTAATAACACTCAATTCCTTTACTAGTCAAAAAATCATACAAGAATCCCATATGAAATAACCAAGTATACATTCCTTCTTGGTCAGTGTAAGTTCTATATCTGCTTTGCCCTTGTTTGATGACATCAGGATCATTATGATTTTCAGCAAATGATATAAGACCATGTGGATTTACCTTAGCCCATCGATCTAAATTATGTAAAACATCATAATTATTATTGTTTATTTTTTGCTCATGCCAAATATCTTCTTTCTGCATAGGTGACACTTGATATCTTTTTTGAAAGTCATCTTGTTCTTCTTTTTTAGGAACATAATATTCATATCTGTCTTCACATGACCATTGAATGATAACTGTAGTATTTTTTAAAGTTTCTTCGTCTTGTTCATTGACCCAATCAAATGTAGTTCTACATATACGTTGATTGCTTCCGCAACCTTCAGCAAGATTTACACATCTATCAAAGTTCATTAGTTTTTTTACGTGAGCAGGCCAAACAATGTTAGCATGTAGATAGTCTAGGTGTTCTTTAGTGCCCGGTTCATGAGGAAGATTAAATTGATTTTCTTTGCTAGGTCGATCTAATCCGCCACCATATGTCCAACTACAACCGTTAACGAATAGAGTTTTCATATAATGCCTGTGCTTCTGGTTTTAATTGTATATCGAACATGTCTTCAAAATATGATTGAGCATATAAAAATCCACCTTTGTCATAAAAATCAGTATTAAATTCAAATATAACTAACGGATTGTAATCAGGCTTGTCTATAGTGTGTGCTAAAATAAAAACACTGTCTTCTCGTAAATCTTCAGGAATAGAATCAAAATCATCACTACGAACAACAAGAGTTTTATTCGCAGATTCAACTATGTCTCTGTTTAATTCTAAGACAGTTTGATGTTCGTTCATTACTTCATCATCATATTCTAGCATGTTTGCTATTTCAGATGAAAGTCCTATTAGATATATTCTTTTTGTAATCATAATTTAGTTAGCCATGCTTTGCCAAAGTTTCTGCGCCTTGCAAAGAAGATTTGCTCACAAAATCTTTCAAGTGACTGTTCTTTATCTTCTGGGAAGTCAAACTCATACTCTGCCGGAGTTTCTAACTCACATTGATCTTGTAAGTAGCCAGATATGTCATGTTCAAATTGAATGTTTAATGGATAATCTGCTTTATCTTCAAAGTTGATTAAGAACTTACGTTGAAACAACATTAAGTCTTGGAATAATTCATGTGATAATAAATCACCATATCTTTCTTTAACAAATCTTTCGATCATATCGAATACTTGTTTGTGTTTGCTTTGTCCTTGAAGATTAATAACTGTACTATGAATTAAGTTCCAACCGTGTATCTCCATACCTTGTATCGGTTCGTGGTCTATTTTACCATTTTCTGTCCAATTAAAGTAATGTTCTCTGATTCGTTCCATTTCATCATTTATCCATGGATCTTGTTTGATAAATTCTAACAAGTTATCATAGAAATCTTCATATTGTACGCCATGTTTCTTTTCTAAAACTCTGCTGATATAGTTAGTCATGCCATTAATGTGAAACGTATTCATAAACCAACTAAACAACTGTGCTTCGATCATTTGATCTCTTGGCAAGTCTCTTGTTGAAGTAATAACTTCAATACCCTCTTTTACTTCATGTTCATTATAAGTGCCAACTAAGTAATCATAAACAACTCTGCCTTCCATCTTAAACATTTTCTTTTGTGTCAAATTCATTTCTGCATTTTCAAGCAATTGTGCTTGATAGACAGTAATACCTGTATGATTTCCTGATCTATATAGTTCATAGAAGTTGTTTTTCCATGACCTCAGAGTCTCTCCGGGCAGGCCTAAGATGAGTTCTGTGTAAAGAGGTATATTATGTTCTTCACATAAGTCAAATACTTGTTCTATTTTGTTTATTTCTAAGTTTTTACGTTTGATAATATCAAGGACACCTTCGTCCATTGATTGCACTGATAAGTTAAGACCCATTTTAGATCCTCCCTCATATATCAGTTTTTTAACAATGTCTACTACTTCTTGTTTTTGATTTTTTGCCCATGCAATTGTATATGCTTTGGGATTGTCATATTCTTTTTGTACGGCAATAAGTTTTTCTGCAATTTTCATATCACGTTCAGGGAACATACCAAAATTTGCATCTGCTAACGAAATAAAGTCACAACCGTTTTTGCCGACCCATTCTAATTCATCATATACTCTGTTAAGACAAAACTTTTTAACTTTGTTATATGTTAAACTGCCCCA